GGCGACGACAAGATGACCTGATAGTTCGATCCATCCGAAATAATCTGCGCCGCCTGTCCGGGCAATACGGTCAATGTCGCCGCGCCATTGATCGCAGCGGCAGCCGTCAATGACGCGCCGGATGATGTCGTGGCCTGACTGGTGACATACACGCCAGCGCCGCCCGGCGTCCCGGAACTCTGACTGACGATGGTTGTACTCGCGGGGACGCCTGTTCCAGTTACCAGAAAGCCTGACGCAATAGTGCCGGTCACGCCCGTCACAGTCAGATTGGTGCCGCTGCCGGTTCCCGTAAAGGATGCGCCAGTCGGCGTGACTGTAATCGTCCCTGTGCCGATGTCGCTGACCGTCGCGCTCCATGTCTGATAGGATGCATTGGTCGCGGGAGACGGCAGGCTGACTGCTATCGCCGAGGAATTATTGAACGTCACCAGCTTGCAGTTGTCGGATGGCTGCAGCGTGTAGCTTGTCCCGGTCTGCGGATTGACCGTAATGCTCAGGCATTGGCCGCCCCCGCCTCCGTTACCGACACCATAGACCGGATCGGCAGCCCATATCTGATTGTTCGATGCATCGGTCAGAACGATCTTGTAGTTTCCCGAAAGGAAAATAGCGGGAAACACGCCGGCCGCATTCGCCTGGACTGGATTGGAATTAGGTGTCGTCAACAGCGGGTTGCTGTAGGTGGCGAGCGGGATATTGGTCCCGGATGAATAGAAATAAAGTAGCGCGCCGGGGATTGGTGTTCCGGTTCCATCCACCACGGTCTGATAGGGCAGCACGAAGCGCGGCCCGAGCGGCACGCTCTGTGCCAGCGCAGGGAGGGCCGCAATCAGGAATAACGTGATCGCAACGAGGAATTTCTTCATCAACAGCCCGCCTTCATGGTCCACTTGACCTGATTCGCCCGCTTTGGTCTAATCACCCTTCATGCGCCGATTTGCCTTTTTATGCCTATGCACAGCCATTTGCCTATTGGGCTGGTGGCCGTGGAACGTTTTGCTGCTGTGGGCTTGCATTGGCGGTCCCCGGTCCTTGGGCCGCAAGTTCCTGTATCTTGCCGATAAGGGGCGTGAGCGTGCCCTGCAGGTTTGCAGTCGCGGTCACGGCGGCGCGTTGCAATAGCGGATTCTTGGGGGCTGCGGCGGCGGCAGATTGTGCCTTGGACCACCTGTCCCACTGTTGCGCTACCAACGGAAGTTGTTTCGCCACCCGGTTCTGAGCGGCGCGCACTGCCACCTTTTCAGCTTGACTGCCGACCGTAAGGCCGCCCAACTCACCCACCAACGGCATTTCCGGCACGAGCGCACGCCCAATCAGTGCCCCCGCAACGGCGGCGACGCGGTTTGCGACCGTGAGCATGACTTTGCCAAAGGACGGCCCGGACGGGAAATAGGTTCCAGGCGGCATTGTGATCTTGCGCATGAGATCGGCGTAACGCTGCAACATCTGCCGTTCCTGGAGCGAATAGACCGATTGCGATAGTTCGGCACCGTCGCCGTTGAGAAATTTGTTCAGGCGATTTGCGATCTGTCCAGTTCCCCAATCCGTCACGCCTTGCGGCTTTTCCACCAGACGGCGGAACAATCCTTGTTTGACTGCAGACCATTCCGGAGATTGCGGCCCAAGCACTTCACGAACGCGGTTGGCAACGCCGACATTGAGCGAGCCAGGATTGACGCCCTGCGCACCATAGAGATAATCGGCCACATCATTGGGGATGGCTGGATCAACGGGCAACTTACCGCCGCCATTCGCTCCGATGATTTTCTCAACTGTACGCCCCACCGGATCGCCTTTTCGAGCTGTGAATGTCCCTCGATAATCCCGATAGGCTGCTCGCGCATCATTCCACGCCTGGATCGCGCGAGGATCGCCCGTGAACTGACCTCCATTGATTGCATCGTCAATCCGACGATCAAAGGCATCCAATACTGCTTGAGCTGCACGGCCATCGGCGGCGTTGCCGCTCGAATAGGCCCCACGCGTGAAGGCAGAAAGGCGCTTGCGCATCTGATCGACACCTTGAAGATTGATGCCAGCGATATCTCCTTGGCTGGGCTGGCCGAAAGGTGACGCGCGATTCTGGATTTTGAGTTGTGACACCCCGTTGTCGATATCCTGGATGGCCTGCGAGGCAAATGGCGTGAGCTTGTCGTCGATGATGAAAGGGTTATCGCGCAGCGAAAGATCGCCCTTGATGCCCTGGCCCATATTTGAAAAGGCATCAGCGTGGATTTCTCCGGGAAGCGACTTCGCAAGATCATATGCGCCCTTGACTGCGGCTTTCCCTGCCGCCGCTGCGCCCTGCATTCCCGCCGAAACGACAGCACCGGCCTGTTGCGGATTCTCCGCAATCTCCTGTCCGAACTGATCGAGGCTTTGGCTGATTCCGGTCTTTGCCGCCGCTAATTGGGATTCCCGCTGTGCCATCCACGCTTCGGTGCCGGGACCGGCTCCGCGGATTGCATTCTGTTCGGCTTGGCGTTGCGCAAGATTTCCAGCGCGCTCGCCCGCGCTGAGTGTCACGCCGAAGTCGTCTGCCACAGGCATCTTGGCAATGGGAGCTACGCCCTTTGGGACAGGCAAAGCAAACCCGGCGCCGATGTCGGCTGCCGTTCCGAGAAGCGGCATCCCGGTTGCATTGGCAACAGGTGCCCCGACGAAGCTATGAATCGGCGCGCTGATCGGAGCACCAATATATCCGACGGTCCCCAAGCCGAGATTTCCGATGCCTTTGAGCACGGTTAATGGATCGCCGGTTTCGATCTGACTGACGCCGCGGCCCATCTGCCCCCATGCCTGATCGACCATTTGCGAGTAGTTGGTCAGTGGATTGACAGATTCGTATTCCGGCGATGCTGGGGGCACAGCCTCGTCAAACTTGTCGAAGGGATTTCCCGATGCCGCTGGAGGCGGTGCTGTCGCTGTAGGCGGCGTCCACTGCGCAGTGGGCGTGACCGTGACCTGCGGTTTTGCCGGTGCAGAAGGAGCGTCGAACTGGTCGAAGGCATTTGCCATTTACTTGCCCAGTACGGCGGCGGCAGCGCCAGGACCATACTTCGCATCGAACTGCGCGCCGAGCGTCGGGTTGGATTTCAGATAGGCGATGGCGCCGGGCGGCGGCGATGCACCTGCAGCGGGATTGCCGGGAACTCCCGTCCCAGCCCTGGATGCTTCGATCTTCGCAAGTTCCGCCTTTGATTCAGGGATGAGCTTGTCATCAAAATCATTCCGCTTGTGGAACGTGCCGTTATCGTATTGCACTTTGAGATCGCGTAACTGTGCGCCGCCGAGTTCTTTGTAGCCATCCAACATGCTTACCAATTGAGCCGGCGAGCTGGATTGCGACAGCTTCGCCGCCACGGCCTGCCGCTCCGCTTCGCCACCGCCGCCGGGCACGATCGACTTGACGATCTCCTGACCGACAACGTCTTTAAGACCGTCAAAGGTGTTTGGCGCAGCTACGCCAATTTGAGTCTGGAACTTGTTTTTTAGATAATTTATGCCACGCACATCGCCATTCTGCAGAGCAGTCGCATAGTCCTGCAAGGTCGTTATGTGCTGGATAGCATTGTTGAAAAATCTGACTTGGTCGCCTTGGCGCCCTTTTCCGAAGGCCTCTTCCGTCGCTTGTATCATCGGATAAATATCAGAACGATAAGTCGGGTCGTAAGCCGTCAATGCGGCCTGGATTTGGGTCTTTTGCCGATAGCCAACCTGGCGGGGATCAATGCTGTAATCGGCAAGACCCTTGAGCAGCCCGCGATCTTTCGTGGGCAACGTAAGCAAGAATCCTTCATTGCGTCCCGTCGCCGGATCGATCCCGGTTTTGGGATCGGTTCCAGGAGGTAATTGCGCGGGATCGAAACCTTGCGGCGATCCAGCCCCGGCCGAGGCGCCGACCGGGTCGTTGCCGACCTGCCGCGCAATCCTTTGCGCATAACCGCCGGCCGTTTGCCCGGCCATATCGGGATTGGCATTGATGACCTTCGGCGGAAGGATTTTCGCAAGTGGCGTATCTGGTGCGGCGGTTAGGATTTTTTCGGCACCACCCGGTCCGAATCGATGGGCGAGTGCGAGCGTAGCGGTCGTGACCGGCATTCCGGCCTTACTGAGCGATTCTGCATTCTGCTGCGCATAAGCCTGTGTCATTGCATCGGAAATACCCGGCACCGCACGAAGCGCCAGGATTTGCTTGTCTGTCATCGTCTTGGCAAGATCGGGCTGCGTCTGTTTGAATGTATCCAGCCAAGTGCTATTGATGAACTGCCCATTGCCCGCCGCAGTCGAATTCGGATTGGTGGCCGCAGGATTGCCAGTCCCATTCTCAATTCCCTGGATACGCTTTGACGCATCGGCAAAGCTGACACTACCGCCAGCGGGCGCTTGCGTCGTTGACGGCAGCGCATTGATGTCAATGCGCCGATAGCCTCCCGGCGCCGTTGGATCGCGCACGACATAAACATCATTGCCGAGGTCCATGCCGCCCTTTTCAGGCGTGGCTGGCGTCAGTTGCTTGGCGGCTCCCGAGCCGTAGGGATTGACGGCAAAGAGTGCACCATTGACGTTCTGCACATCTTGTTTGACCAGCGGAGCGGGTGCGCCAGAGGATGCAGCCCCAACCCTGTTCTGCAAATAAAGTGCACGCTGCTGTGCCGTATTCCACAGATTCGTCAACTGCAGCGGATTGTATTGTCCGCGCAATGAGGCGGCCTGCGGAAAGCCGGCCTGCACAAGTTGATTGATCGCCCGATCATAGCTCTGCTGATCGCGCACCGTCGAAAGCGCGCCAAGAAACATATTGGTCCGCTGCAGGCTTTGCGCCAATTGCTGCGGCGTATAGCTCTGATATTGCCGATCGAGCATGTCGGCCGGCTGCGCCGCCGGCGGCGCACCCGTAACCGGCGTGCCTCCAGTGGGAGCAGCGGCACCTTGTCCACCACCGCCCGCATAGGCTCCAAACAAACGCTGCTGCAAGAGCGGTGTATAGCGGCCGATGAATTGGCCGGCTTCGGGCGCACCCTTATCGACGGCTTCACGCATCGCCGTGTCCCAAGAATCTGCATCGAGCGCGTGGGCTGCGGCATTGGCGATCAACTGATTGCGAAACGTAATATCCTGTCCGGAATTCTGCCGGTTGAGCATTTGCAGTTGTGTCTGCGCGGTCTGTTGTTGTGTTTGGCCGGTCTGATAAGTCTGCGCTTGCGCCAGCGGCGCGAGCGGGCTGATCGGCGCCTGTAGCGGCAGCGTTTTGACATCGAGCGCGACGGATTGATCGGCCACGGCGGATTATCCTTCCGGCGGCGAAGGCGGCGGCGTCAGTGGCGCACTATCGCCTTGCGGCAATCCCATCGCCCCGGCAAATGCCTGATCTGGAACTACGGCAGCCGATGGCGGGTTGAACGCCGTCTTGCCTTGACCAAATGCCGTCTTGACGGCGCGATGCGGCAGGCGCAGCGGCTTGGCGTGTTGTGAAGCGCCGATGCCGGGACCAAGCTTTGGGATTTTCATTTTCATGGTCTAGCCTATCCGTAAGCGCCGACGGAGCTACCACCAATAGCACCACCAGCAGCGCCACCTGAGCCGCCGCCCTGATTCTGCAGCGCATAAGCCAACAGCGCGCTTTGCAGCCCCGAATTCACCCCCGTCGAGATGCCGCCCGTGAGTGCATTGGCCGATCCCACGATACCCGAGGCCGCTGCCTGCCCTGCCGCGAGTTGCGAATTGGCCACGCTTGATCCCGTACTGGCTCCGATATTTCCGGTAGTAGCAGCCGCGTTCTCACCGAGTCCTGCCAGCGAATTCAACTGCGACACATACGGATTCCACGCATTCGTCATCGCAAAATTCTGGCCGTATTGCTGTGCGGCCGTCAGTTGGTTCCCCGAGAGATAGGTTCCTTGCGCAGCCCCTTGCGCACCGAGCGCATTGAGTCCCTGCCCGTAGGCGAACTGATAGCCAGGATAATTCGTTAGGGCGGATGTGGCCGCCCCCGCTGATGCCTGCGAAGGACCGCCGCTGCCGCCAGGTCCAAGACCAAACAACGACGCGAGTTGCGACAGCGCGCTTTGACCAGCGGTATTGTAGGGCGCGAGATTCGATTGCGTCTGATTGAAGATGCCGAGCTGTGTGTTGGTCGCGTTGTTGGCGGCGGCTACTTCTGCTGCAGAAGCATTGCTTGCGGCATTCGAGCCAATGACCGACGAGGCAATAGAGCCGCCGACGCCCAGTGCGCCTGCCCCAAGAAGCGCAGTAGGAAGCGTAATGCTAGGCATGTTGCGGCTCCCCGAGCCAGAGCGAATAGGTCCGCTGTGTTTCTATCGCTCCCCGCCGGCGGAAGAACGCTCCGAGCTTGGCACCGCGACCATTGAGCCTGTGATGCGGAAAGGCGCACTTGACGCCGATGGTTTTCAGGTCGGTAATCGAGGCGTCAAACAGTTTCGGCCCCAGCAGCAAGTGGGCATATTCCGGCTTGACGAACCACGGCCCGTGATCCGCTTTCCGTATGCCTTTGCTTTCCACGTCGTCGCTGGCCATCCACATACAATAGCCGGCAAGCATTCCGTCCACTCGCGCCGTAGTTATGCGCAGAAAGCCCTTTTTGTTAACGTTGCGCATTTCCGGTTCGTTGAGATCATAGGGTCGGTTCTGTGCGAGATCGCCTTCGACCTCGTTGAAATGCTCCGCGAACAGGCCATCGATTTCCGGCCACAGCGAATCCCAGCCTTCCGATCCAATCACGACCTCGCCATCGCCGCCGATGCGTCGCGCATCACGTTTGAGGTTTTCGATACGAGGTCGATTATCGGCGAGATATTGCAGGAATGCCGGTACATCGATCTGCACATTGATCTTTGACAGGTGCTTCCACCAGCCGTAATCGAACCGCTGGCCGAGGCAGAATTCGAACAGGCGCGAGCAGGCCGAGGGGTGCGTCAAATCATCGAACGCCAGGGATAGGACGCCCGGCTCGCGGGAAAGCCGTTCCAGCATGTGATCGCGGCCGATCAATTCCGTCAGCAGCGCTGGGGAACCGGGCATAAAGGCGCACAGGCTGTCATAGACTTGCTGCACGGGGCGCCGCACCACGACGATCTTCGCATCAGGTAACAGCCGCTTGATCGCGCGCCAGCCGATGACGGCCCCGGTTTCGGCCGTACCGATGAACGATCCGCCGAACAGGTCAGCGAATTCCGCCATCGTGCCGCAGCGGGGCGCGAGATCATGCCCGCAGAACTTCCCGCCGTAAGACAGAAATCGCGCCATCCAAGCGGATCGCGAGCGCGGCAGGGAAAATATGATGAATGGCGCGGCCACGGCGCTTCCTGATGTTCTGAGGGGACGCCGTGCCTTCGTCCGATTCGTTTTTTACCATGCCATGCAGGGCCGTGGCAATGCTTAAGGGCGTTTTAGATTAAGGCTTTCCGTGGTTTTGTGTCACGATAGGGCCTTCGTTGGATTGGCGCCGGATGCCGGTCAACGGTCGGTTGTGCCATTTAGAACGTTAGCGCATCCTGCACCGCAGGTTTCGGCTTTTCGATGAACATGTCGGGCTGCTTTAGGGCGTCGGATATGCGGCGGCAGGCGATGTCGAAATATTTGGGCTCAATCTCGATGCCGATGAACTTGCGGCCGAGCTTCGCGGCAGCGACACCTGTTGTGCCGGAGCCCATGAAGGGATCGAGGATAACCTGACCGTCGATCATCACCAGAATATCACGCATAACCGAAAGCGGCTTCTGCGTGGGATGATCAACACATTCCGCTTCATATTGAATATAGTTCGGCAAGATCGCCGCGCGGCGGAAAACACGGCACGTTTTCAGACCGTTGCGCTCAAAAATGCGCTCGTAATGCTGAGAACTGCAACCGTTTGGTTTGTGCCATATGTGGCATCCCGTCCAGTCCAAAGGAAACGGGTGAACAGCGGACCAAAAGATGAATTGTCGGCACCGTAAGTCACAATCGCCGAGAAAATATATTGTTGTTTGTCTAAATCCTTTTTCGATGTCGGGGTATGGCGGATCAGTCACCACCGCATCGACCTTCGGCAGCGTCGGCAATACCTCGCGGCAGTCGCCGCAATACAGTGTCACGCCATCCGCAAGATGTTCAACTCGGCTCATCTAGAATCCCTGCCTATCGTTGACCGAGTCCGGTGCCAATCCCACGAAGACCCTATCATGACACAAACCTTCCTACCACTCAAAACACCGGATACCCATAGAGATAGAAATTACCCAATGCTGCTCCACCCTGCGGGGTTCCCACGTTGAGGTAGAGCGTGCTGAAATTCCATATCACCGAGGTATCGGGTGTCAGCACGTCTGTCGTCGCACCGGAAACAACAAAGCCGGTCCCGGTAATTCCCGAGAGAGCCGTTTGCGGTGCCAATGCCGTTCCCTGCTGAAAGGGGTACGTATAGATTCCGGCCCGAGCCGTATTAAAGCTACCCTGTGTACCAAACACCATCGCCAACGAGACCCGCCATCCGATTGCCCCAGAGGGCAGCGCCAGAGATATCTGCGTATCCCCAGCCACATTGAAATTGACGTTATCGCTATAGCCGAGCAACAAGAGGCCCGGCGTGATGCCGCCAAGCCCGAACGCCGCCGTCCAGATTTGCTGCAACAGCGCCAATGAGGCCGGCGTAAGCGTCAGTATCTGCGGATTGAGGAATGGCGCCTGCCCGATCGGCGGCAGAACGGGAATCTTGGGACCGGCCATTTACATCCCCACCGAAATATCCGCATGGGCTCCGATGATCACCCGAGGCACGGGATCGGTGCAGGAGACAACGAAAACGAACTGCCTGCCGTTGCCCATGCGCAGCCATCGCAGGCGTGTCAGGAACTGCCCCATCTTGCCCATCGATCGCCAGAACTGCAAAGGCGTGAACGTATTCGCGCCATCGACCGACCAGCCAAGTTGAATCTGCGGATTTGAACCGGGACCGACCGCCGTTCCGACGCCCGCTTGAATATCCAGTTCGAAGCGCGAGAAGAACAGCCGCTTGCGGTCTTGATTATAGGGAATAGAATAGGCCAGCCCCCGGATGGTATTGCCGAGTTCAGTGTAGGTCGTCCAATCCAGCAGGTTCACATTGCCGTTGAAGGCGTCGCCCAGATAGGTATTGTTGAAGGCCCGAAACGCCGTTGTCGCGCGCCACACCCCAAGCGACGCATTATTGGCATCCCATGATTCCCGATCATGCCAGCGGTTGGTTGAAATATCGAACACCAGGGTCCGCTTCGAAACCGGAAGCGTGAGGATGACGAACTTGTGGCCCTCCAACGTGTAGGTAAAGCAATATGCCTGCGTAATATCTCCGTCCTGGGCGATGACATGCTCGACCGAATGCGTCGAGACGCGGATCGGCACGGTCGATTGCAGCCGATAGAAAATCTTGTCTGCGCCAAGAAAGAAGATCGCGCCGTCCTGTTTGAAGATGGTTTTTGGCGAGACGCATCCATAACTGATTCCTGCCCCGGTATAGCGAGCGAACGGGAAGCCCGGCGAGATTCCCGCATCGTACCAGAGTTCAAGATGTTCCTGGCAGATCACAAACAGAAGCTGGAGATTTTGCACCGTTCCCGTGATGAAATCGGGTTGCGATTCGGCGGACGCAAAGTTCAATCCATTGAATGTCGTGCCGTCATAGAGGTTCGACACGAACATCTCATTGGTGCCCATGCGATCAAAGACGAAATACCCATCAAAAAAACAGACCGTGTTGGCCGGATAAAAATTAGGATCGGTGATCTGCTGGAAGCCATAGGTTGCCGACTGTGGATTGGTGTCGAAAATCCAACCCGCCGACGCCGCACCACTGACGATGCACAACTGGAATCCGTTGTCCGACATGCTGACAATATCGGAGGCGCCGATGCCAGACCCGACAATCGTCGCCACACCAACGACGTAACCGGAACCACCAGCAAGGCCGGCGAGCGACGCTATCGCGCCATTGACGGTCGCCACAGGAACAGAAAAACCAGAACCAGACCCGCCAAGATTTACATTCGAAGCCGACAGCACGTCGCCGATCACATAGCCGGTTCCGAGGGTGGCGAGCAGCACGCTACCGATCGCGCCATTACTGACGGCCACGGTCGCCGTCGCGCCGGCACCGCTGCCTCCGGTCAGCGGCACGCCGTAATAGGTGCCGTTCACATAGCCAGCGCCACCCGTGATCGCCCCCAAGGACGCGATCAGTGGATTAGTGAGACTTGCGACCGAAATGGAAAACCCTGTTCCGCCACCGAGCGGCGCAGACAGAAGATCGCCGACCTGAAAATTTATGCCGAAGGTTTGCAGAGAAACCAGCGTTATGACACCAGCCGTCACTCCGATGTTGGCCGTAGCGCCGGAGCCTGAACCTCCGGTCAATGGAACATCAAAGAATGTCCCTAATGTCGATTGTGCGAGTTGATAGAGTGAATTTCCGGCCACGACATACGGCACGTCCTGTTTGAGCCATGACCCACGGCTACTGCCTGGTATATCGACGGACGTGACTGTGATGCTGAATCCAGACCCGGAACCGCCAAGAAAGCTGTTAGAACATGACAACACATCGCCGATATCATAATTGATGCCCGGAAAGATGACTGCAACCCCACTGACAGCACCGCTCGTCACCGTGATATTTGCAATCGCCCCCGAGCCGTGACCGCCTGTCAGCGGCACGTTCTTGAATGCCCCAACGCCGGCGGAATTATAGCCGGACCCCGCCTGCAAAGAGGTCAGGGACGTGATCTGGCTTCCCGTCAATGTCGTCACTTGCAGGGAGACCGCGCCGCTATTGGCAGGAAGCGGCGGCGAGTTGGCGCTGAGAAGATCGCCAATATTGAAACCACCGCCGGGATTGACAATCCCAACGGTATCAACAGCAAAGAGCCCTGTCGGGGGATAGAAATGACACAACATATTGGCTGTTGCGCCGGAGCCTGAGCCTCCAGTCAGCGGAACATTTGAAAATGCGCCCTGATTTGCGTAACGACCGCCGCTAACAATAGCAATGGCGGCAATGCCTTGGCTTCCAATCCCATTAACTGTAATTGAAAAACCGGACCCGGTGCCGCCCAGGAAGGAATTCGAGGCACTCAATACGTCGCCCACCTTATAGGCCGTACCCGGTTGAGCCAAAGTACAGGTCGTCACCGCGCCGCCGCTGATCGTAATATTGGCTGTTGCGCCAGAGCCTGAGCCTCCAGTCAGCGGGACATTCTGAAATGTATTGGTGGCGTAACCTGAACCTCCCGCGAATGGCGCACCTGTCCCAGCAATCGCACCGAGGATCGTAGACGTATTCGCAAACGCCGACATGCCCGGCGCACCAAACAATGGCGTCTGCGATTTGGCTCCCTGCGGTTCTTTTTCGGTAAAGAAATTCACCAGCCGCTGCGCATTCAAGGGCAGACTGCGGCTTTCTGCGGATTCGACGGCAAAGAGAATCTCCGGCATCGGCCTTTATCTCTGCGCCTCGTCATAACTCATCCCGAAATAGATCGGTTCCGACTCGCGATCGAAGCCCTGCACGAGATCGAGCTTCTTTTCCGATTCCTGCAGGATGATCGCCCATCGCTGCGGCGGACAATCGAATTCCGGTCCCATTTCCTTGGCCAGATTCCAGCCGATGGCATTGATCCATTCCTGTGGAAAATCGACCGTGTTGGCAGGTGTGTTGATGTCCATCAGCGGCCGATACCAGGTGAATCGTGCGCCGAAATTCGCGTTCTGCGGCGTGAGCCATGCATAGTATTCGCCGGAAACAAGCTGCGGCGAATAAAAGAACTGTGTGGTGATGCCGGGATTGAGCGGATTCGGCAGGTCCATGTATTCCTTGCGCGAGAGCACTGACATCGGCGTCAGCCGCGGGCCGTTGTTCTGGCCGCCCTGATAGTAGATCGTCCTCGAGCGCGGCACCTTCAAAGGCCGCACGATCTTGGTCGCATAGTCGAACACGTTGTTCTGCGCCGATGCGCTCGCGCCAGCGGGCAACGGAGTTGCAAACGTCACCACATTGTTGACCGGAGCGCCGCTGACCGTGGTCCAGAACGCAGCGCCGCTGTCGAGCACTATCCCAAAATTATCGCCAGCGTTGACCGTAACCCCATTGTAGTTCGTCGTGCTGTTGACCGTGACGGAGGTCGCCCCCGCCCCGATCGGCGCCGCAACCTGCATCGAGACCCACGAATTCGCGTCGCAGCAATTGTCAGGCCCGGTCCCGCCCGTCCCCGTCCCGCCGAGCAGATAACGCGCCTGCCCCTGCTGGAAGAACAGGATGGCTTCTTCCTCGGTCCACACATGAATGCCGGTCGCCATCCATTCCTTGATCATGGCGTTCATCGCCAGGACCGTGTCGGCATACTGACCGGCAGTCGGCGTTTCATCCTCCGCGATCACGCCAAGCTTGCGCAGCGCCATACTGACGATCGCGGTGGCGGCGGGATTGAACGACGATGTGTTCGACGTTGTCATCTTTCATCCCAGCATTACGTTGACCGAGTCCGGCGCCCATCCCACGAAGGCCCCATCGTGACACACACTGCCTTACGGCAACCCCGGCACCGGAGGTGGCGAAGCCTGATAAAGCGTTACCAGATTCCCTGACGCCATCGTAGAGGGAAGCGGTCGTGAAAGCACAAGATTCGTCCCCACAGGCGCGATAGCAATCGTCGTGAAAAACACTGAGCCGCCATCCAGATCGGTCATGCAGCCGACCTTCGCTCCCTGGTAAAATCCGAAGATAGTCTGAACGGGAATCGCCGTCTGACCAACTACGGCATTTGCAGTCGTCTGCGTGCTGATCGGACCGACGTAGACGTTTGCGCCCAAGGGACGTGGATCTGGAACAGATTGAATGTCTGGGACGCCCTTGACCAAATCCTGAGGCTGGCGAGGCTCCCAGCGCGCCTCATCTACAATCAGGCCGGTCCATTCCTTGCGGGTGCGCTCTGCCCTTTGGGGAAAACCTGTTCGATCATCGGTTCTGTAGAACGAACCGCGGAGGTAGCGGAGTTTGCGGCCCATTAGTTTTCCACATTAGCAGCAGGCTACCGCAGCGCTCAACACAAAACTTTAATTGCTTTCGTATGTACCACTGATAATCAATAAGTCGCTACCTGTCGGATTGCCTAACGCCGCTAAGAACACACGAAATGTCGTAGCGTTGGAACCAAGAGCCGTGTCAAGTCCAGCGCCGCTAGCGCCATCCTGGCCGGAGAAAGCATAGAAAACATTTGATAATGTCAACGCCGCAACAGGTAGCGTACCAATGGTAATCGTCCCTGAGCAGGTGCCAATGGCTGCTTGAACAACAGTAGTAAACCATACTGTTTTGCCAAGAACCTTATATCGACCGATCTGAATTGAGTAAGCGCCAACAGCTCCCGTGCCGCAGGTGATCGTCGGTGAGAATGTTGACCACGCTGTTAGCGATAATCCTGTAACGGCACCGGCCGTTAGCCCGCTAGCCGTGCCCGTAAGATTGGTTCCAACGCCAGCCGAAGGCGTGCCGAGATCACCCGCACCTTGTAGGCACGTCCCAGTCGTCGTACCGAACGCAGGGCATGGCGGATACGGCCCAACCGGCTGCCCTTGCTGCGCCTGCGCAAAAACAAACAAACCGCAGCAGAACAGAGCAACGGAAAGAACCCCAGCAACGAATCTCATTTGAAATCACCGCTGATAAAGGCATGAGTCGATGCGGTCTTCGTAAAGCACCCCGTAGTCGATGCACCAATGGTGATTCCCGTCGCAAAAGCCACAGGAACAGGAAACGCCGCGCTATAGGACGTCGTCCCCAAAGGCATCGCATAGCATTTGGCTGGCGTTACCCCTCCATCAGTCGGCGCCGAGGTCGCATTGTAGATCATGATCCACCACGCCGCACCTGAGAGCGTAGAATCCGCGCTAATGTTGAATGAGTAGAGATTCCCTGCCGATCCTTTGATGATCTGATTGGCACAAAGCGATGAACAGGCCACCGTGGAAAGCCCGGCTAGCGCCTCGGATGAGGGTGCCGGCACCACACCGTTGCCCGCAGCGATAGTTGGCGTGGTGGGCAATGTTACTGCTCCACCGCCGCCTCCGCTGCTGTCAACATTGATCGACCCATCCGAATTGACCTTGAGCTGCTGTGTCGGAGTTGTCGAATCGGCAATGAACACCGTGCCGAGATAATTAGTCTGCGCCGCCCACGCGACAACGCTGGCGCTGATCAGAGCACACCCAGCAGCAATCAAAACGACTTTCCACGTCTTCATCGTTCTGATTCCCCTAGCTCTGCGGAATGCCCTTGGTGCCGCGCATCTTCACCGTATAGCCGGAGTTCACCATCGCGCCCAAGGTGGTGAATTTGATCTTGCCGGTAGCGCCTGTCAAAAGCACGCCGGCTGAACTCACAGCCGCAAGTCCACCGACATTATCGAAGCAAATCCGGCCGAACCCGCCAAGCACCAGTGCATTCTGAGAACTCGTGGCGTCCCAGATGATTTCCAGCGCCATGCCCTTCACATCATATTCGATCTCGCGAATCTTGATGTGCTGCACCGGATAGAAATTCTGGCCATAGAGAAAGATGCCAAGTGGACCGGCTGACGATCCGTCCACCTTGACGACGTTTGACTCCCCCGTCCCATCAGACAGGTTCGTGAACACATAGACCCAGTTCTTGCGGCCGTTCTCAATCAGCGCGCTCGTGACAGCATCGGCCATGACGGCGATCCTCCGTCAAATGGCTCAGCTCGGGTTGATGCCAAGGCCCGTCGTGCCGGCAGTCGGCGGCCCGCCATCGACGTAGCAGTTGGCGAGGAAATTGGTATCGCCCCATTTCGTGGCGCCGACCGACGTGCATTGCTGCATCAGCACATAGCCGCCGGGTGACGCATTGGTGAATGACCCGACTTCGTTGATGGCGGTAGCCCCAGATTTGATCGCATTGAGGAACGCACAATGCTGGAACCACTGCTCGCGATCGACACAGGCCGCACCCGCACCGAGAATGTGCAGCGGAGTGGCCGCCGTCGTATCCATGATGAACGAGCAATTGCGGAACACATTGCGTGGCGTACCGCCGGTCAGTTCAAGCGATGCATTCGCCACCGCGCCGCGGGCCACGGTATCGAGCCCGAAATTGCAGTGTTCAAACGTGGTTTCACCGATACCCGCGCCGCCAAGCTTGAAGGACCGCGAGCCGGCGTCAGCCGCCGATGTCGCATCGCCCATGCCGCCGAAGTCCATGTTCCAGTACGAATTCCGGCCGCCGTTATCGGTCCAGCAGATTTGATTGGTGCCGCCGGTCGAGAAGCCGTGGAACAAGCTGACGTTGGCGAACAGGCATCCGCCCCCGGTCACAGCGACGAAATTTCCAGAACCGAATGTCGCCTGCGTATAGGTGCCGGTCGGCGGCGCAATGCGAGCCCGCTGCGCAACTTGCGTCGGGGCACCGATGCCGACCAGATGCAATGCATTCTTGTTCCAGTTCAGAACGCCCGTAGTCGCTAGGGGATTGATCGATTGTGCTCCAGCCAATGAAAGCCGCGCCGTTCCGGCAGCAGCGCCATCGCCGATCAGCACCACCACGTCATTGCGTCCAGAGACGGCCTTATTGACCGCCTGATAGAGCGTCTGCAGCGCCTGGCTCGGGCTTGTTCCCGCGTTACCGTCCAGTCCGTTGACCGGATCGACGAACCACCATGTCCCGGTAAACGGCAAGCCGCCGATCCCGCCAAGAACTGGAACGCCGAAAGAGGTCACGCCATTCGGGAAATTCGTAAGGCCCATGATCGTTCTCCTATGGCTGCCCGCGGGATTCGAACACCGCGCTTACCCCAAGACCTGGGACAGCGGTTGAGCCAAAGGCCGCCATAAAGGAGAGCGGCAGCCAGAATCGGAAGGATGTTCGACGATGCCTGACTGCCTAGAGAACAGCGTTATGGGATTCGCTGTGTCCGGTCAAGGGGAATGGGGAAAGGGTAGTGGGCTCTTTTAATTATGGCGATCCAGGGTTTGACCCCACAGTGCCTACCGCAGTGCGGTTGATATATCAACACATAAGTGCTGCATATTTTGCTCACAGGCCGGTTTTGGCCGCGTCATAGAGCCGTACTTTCCCGGCTCTCGACCGCAAAGGGAGCCGATTTTGAGCAATAGTCGGGAAATGCGCCGCCTACAGGGGAAAGGTCACAGGAAGGTAGGTTTAGATTTGTGTCACGAGAGGGCCTTCGTGGGAGCAGCGCCGGATGTCGGTCAACGCTTGGCTGTGCCATTTAGAACATGCCAAGATGTTATAGTCATCGTATTTTCCAATCTGGGAAAGGCTTTTCGATTGCTCGGTCCCACCATCGCTTGCGCAGCCCGCGAAAGCCGGGAATTGCCTCATCGATTGTGCAGGCAACGGCGTTGCCCTTGCGCACAATCCCGCCGCCCCACATGCCTGTTACGGGTGCCCAGCCGCGCAATTTTCCATGCGCCACGACGTAGAAACGATCACCGGGCTTCGCGAGGGATTTGAAGCTATGCTGAGTGAACCAGCCCCATTCCTCGCCAGTCTCAGGATCGCCAGCGGCGTCGCCTTCCGCGATCCATTCCCCCCAAAAATCTTTCGGGCAAGTGCCAACAAGATCGACCATTTTCAGATGCCCCTAGTCCTAGTAGGTCTTAGTAGAGCCATCGTTGACCGAGTCCGGCGCCAATCCCACGAAGGCCCCATCGTGAAACAAACCTTGACTGTGCAAAAAAAGCCGCCCAGGCGAGAGCGGCTTTAAGTTTGGTGAAGCGCAGTTACGCGAGAGAGAGATTAGGACGGAAGGGATGTTGGGTCAATGCCGCTCCAGGCAGTCTCGGGGATAGACGCGGCTTCATCGATCCATGCCTATCGGGTTGACACATACAAGCCCCTGTGCTAGTGTTTCGTCATTGGGCGATCCCGCCCTTTGATGGAGAGTGTGATGAAAAAGCCGCGAAAAATGACCTGCTACGTTGGCCGAAGCCCCGATGGTGTGCGCCGTCTTTTTGCGCAGGATCAGGACCCGGCGCGCGCGATGGCAGACGCCTTTGATGCCGCCCGCGAATACATCAAAGGGCGACCGGATTGCGCGCCGCTGGCAAACTGGAGCTTCGATCTGGCGAGCATTCCAGACATGAAGGCCGTGATGTACGGGCAGGAGGGCTGAGCCATGGCCCGCGAAATTGGCATGAACTGCTGGCCTTACGGCAACCCGCGTGGGTGCGATGCCCAATTCAATATCGCGTTGAAACGCGGCGAGCGTCGGGAAGATGCTGACAAGCGCCTTGAACGCGAAGCTGGCGAAGCGGGTTGGTGCATCGGGCATTATGATGGTCAGGGATTTTACGTGTGCCCCGATCACAAAACCTGCATTTATGACCCGGTTCCGCTCAATGCAGGCAGAAAACCTATCCGCGTTCGACGCGCGGCGGGGGAGGCGTAAATGCCCCCGCACGCCGACGTGCTGCAATGGGAACATCTGCCGTTCCCCAAGTCGCTCCGGGACTTTCAGCGGCTGTTCCCGGACGACGCGGCCTGCGCTCGATACCTGGAAGGCGCCAAGTGGCCAAAGGGCTTTGAGTGCCCGCACTGCCACGAAAAGGGCGAGCCGTTCCGCATGGCGACGCGGACCAGCGTCCTGACCTGCCGCAAATGCCGCAAGCAAACGTCGCTGACGGTTGGGACCGTGATGGCCCGGACGCATACGCCCCTGACAACGTGGTTTTGGGGCGCGTATCTGGTCTCGACCGTGACTCCGGGCATATCCGCCGTCCAATTCCAGCGCCAGCTTGGCCTTACCGTTTACGAGACGGCGTTCGGCATCCTGCACAAGCTCCGCGCTGGCATGGTGCGCCAAGGCCGCGACCGGATCGGCGGCAACCTTGGCCGTGGCGATCACGTCGAAATTGACGAAACCTGGATTGGCGGCAAGACGCGCGGCGAAGGCCCGGGCACTCACGATATGACGCTGGTCGCTGCCGCGGTCGAAGTCCGCACGCGCCCGGCCAAGAAGGGCGACAAGCCCGCGCGGCGCGGCGGTCGCTATGCCGGTCGCCTTCGCCTCGAAATCGTGCCAACACGCGGTGCCAAGTCGCTGTGCGGCTTTGTAGAAGCGGCGGTAGAGCCGGGCGCCATGGTCATCACGGACGCATGGGGCGGCTACAATGGGCTTGGTGCCCTCGGCTATGACCATCTGCCGGTCGCGCAAGCCGACGATCCCAAGGTGGCCGAAGAGTACCTGCCGATCATCCACCTTGTTTTCAGCAATCTCAAAGCGTGGCTGCACGGCACGCATCACGGGGCGATCAGCCCCAAGCATCTGCAAACTTACCTCAATGAGTTCACGTTCCGATTTAACCGGCGCTTCTATCCCTTCAATGCGTTCCGCTCGTTGCTCGGCATCGGAACGAACGGCGAAGGCCCGACTTACGACGGGCTGTACGACGGAACCTGGAAACACGCGACGATGGAAAGCCATCATGACTAATCAACCCGTGGGGTCTGTATGTTCAAAGCCGATAGGCATGCATCGATCCATACTGCGGTGATTTCATTTGGGGGCAACGGCGTCGCCGCGTGCTTTTCGAGATAGGCGATGGCTTTCTGTAGTACGCCAGCATCATCATCGGCCCACCCGAGCAGCGCATTGCATCGATGACAGATTAACTCACGCACCTTGCTTGTGCGATGGTCGTGATCAATGGCGAGGGGACGGATTTGGCCTAGGCGGTCACGCGCGGTTTCTTCGGCACCACAGATCGCGCATTTATCTTCTTGCTGTTGACGCATCGCATTATATTGCTCGCGCGAGAGGTTGTATTTTTTTCTCATATCCCAGGTCCGTGTGTACACGCGCTTTTCTTCAAGAGTTCGGTTCTGCTTACCGCCGTCGATCGGCTCGCGCCAGACCATGTTATTCTTGGACCAAGGGATTGTTGGATCAGGGCGCCGCAACTGATGGCGGACTGATGGCTGGATACCAATGTCTTCAAGGAAGCCTGCAAAATCGTCCCATTTTGGCGGGTATGCTCCACGGGCCCGTGACCGGAGAAGCTTCCAGACATTCTTCAAAGGCGGTTGCGCTCGTTGGTAGTGAAAGGAACAGAGATTTTTCGCGAACGCATCCTTATCACAGCCGACGACTGAGCATTTTCCCTGGTTGACGACGTTCTTTCGCTCGATTGTTCCATTGCGCCGGAGCCGCCAATAACACGCCTGACAGAAACCACGCGCAAAGGTCTTATCTGCACCACATCCTGAGCAAGCCATGACTTTTACCTCGCATTATGTTGCCTGATTGACTACGCAATTCATAATGCGATATTGCATATACAATGTCAATGGAAAAGAAAAAGGCCCGGACTAGCCGAGCCTCTATAATCCTAAGTAGTTGATTATATTACGCTATTTCATACACCGGGCGTCCCATAGTAGTTTCGCCAGTCGGTGATCCCTGCCGAAAATCGCATATATTGGGCCGCCTTAGCGTTCTTGGTATCGAATTCATTATCAGTGTCAAAGAGCGGCCGATCTCTCCACATGAACCGCGCCCCGTAAGGGCAGTTGGTGCGGATAAACCACGCCGTTGCCGACGTGAGGTAGTGGTTGACCATGATCCCCTTCGGGAACATGCCGGTCGCCTTGAGCACGTTGATCGCGTTGTTCGCCGTGTCGTTCTGCAGGATAGAATGCAAGATGCGATTGGCATCGAACCAGTTCTGCGGCGCGATGCCGAGCGCTTGAGGAACCAGCGCGATCTTGTTGCCGCGGTAGTCCGACGCCTGCATGATCTGGATCGAGAGGTCTTCGATCGCCGTCTCCGAGAGGTCCGCGGACGTGGTCAGCAGGTTCGACTGGTTGCCGACGATCGATGGATGCGAAGCGGAAATTGCCGCCGCGCCGTCGCCGATCGGATAGGAGGTGTTGAATGCTTGGTTGAAGACGTTGGCGCCGATGATTTCCTCGGTCTGCCGGCCGGCGAAGGCGAGCATGGCGGCGCGTCTTTTCGACACGACTTCGTAGAGGTTGTCGCGCAATTCTTCGAAGGTGACGATGTAGCCGCCGGCGTAGGCGACGTGCGTGTAGCGGGTGATCGCGCCCTGGACCTCGGTGTCGTAGTTGAGTGCCGCGCCCTGATCCTTTTCACGAAGCACGCCGAAGCCGGAGATTTCGACATCTTCCTCGTAGGCTTTGTCCGAGGTTTCGACATCGAACCATTCCGGGTATTCCTGCATGTGTTCGGCATATTGCCGTCCCCACCAGGTCTTGATTCCGGGCCATAATGCTTTCGGGTGGGCTCCAGTAGTGATGACGCCGCCGATGGTAGCCATGTGCGTATTCTCCTATGGGTTTTCAGCGGCTTAGATGCCGACCGTATCCGGCCGCAGAACTGGAATGTTGATGAAGATGTTCCAGCGCGCGTAAGTGCCGATGGCATTGTCGGGGCCACGGGTGAGACCGATGACCTTGACCTGATCGCCTGCAGCGCCAACCCCAACGCCGGCGCTTACAAGCATCCAGCTTGAGAGGCCGGTCACTGTCGATCCGCCGGCGCCAGCCTGGAGATTTCCGTTGGCATAGCCGCCAGTCGTGATGGCAATTGCGCCACTGACGCTGTCCTCCTGGACCGTGTAGAGCACGTCCGGGTCGTCACAGATGTAACCGTAAGACGAGATCGATGCCGGGCGATAAATGAAATCGCTCTGCAGCAAGGTGATGCCGGACCCGGCTGGCCCGTTGCCTCGGCCCATGAAACAGCCACCGATGATGTTGGTCGTGCCGGCGGTGGCAATGCCCCATTCGGGCACACCGAAGGCGTCCGTGCTCCCAAGTGGAATCAGCGGATCGCCAATGAAAATATTACCGGCTTGAGATGTCGGAAAGTGCGCGAGCTTCATCTGGCCCGACCATGCGGTGCCATTGAGATTGATGGGCTTGAGCCCAAAAGGAGCGTTGTTGTTCGCCATGGCCCAAGGCCCTCCAGCGTGCAAGAGAAAACGGACAGAGCGCAGCCGAATTTCTGCGCTCGACGTTCTGCCTCAATGCCTGGAATGCCTTGGGGGCTTTATCAGCCCTTGGTAACCTGGATCGGGTCTGAGCCGCGATCTTCGTGGGGATTATAGAACTTGCCTTGGTCGGATGACTGGGCTTGGCCCGCTTGTGCGACGGCGATCTTTTTCTTGATCGCGTCCACTTTGTCTTGGGCGATCTTGTGCTTGTGACTCTGTTCTTCGTCCCAGAAGACTTCCGGCAGTTCCATGGCGTAGGCCCACAGAACCCCGTTGTCTCGCCCCGTGCCTACCACCCTCTTCGTGGGTGTGCCGTCCGGTTTCTTGACGTGCGACCAGCCGCTTGCTTTTGCCTCATCGACGCGGCCGGCGACATCATTGAACCAATGTCGGTGATAGCCGATTCGGGGCGGCAGGTAAAGTTTTTGCGACATCGCGGCGCCGAACGGTTTTCGGATTTGCCGGATGCGGGCAATGGCGTCGTCGAGGGATTCACCGGGCTTTGGCTCACTGTTGGCCGCTAGTGTGTGATCAGCGGACAGGCCGTTATCCACAGCAACCGACTCGCTCTTGCCAAAGATGGAGTCGCCAGGGTTTTGTGGGCTGCGTTTGGTGTCGGCCATTTGGGTTTTCCTTTTAGGACAGGATTTGTGTCACGATGGGGCCTTCGTGGGATGGGCGCCGGACTCGGTCAACGGTCGGCTGCTTACTGTCGCCCATTGGGCTGACTCCGCTTCTGCTGCTGCAGCGTGATCACGTCGGCATGAGGATCGGCATAGAGCGCCATGTATTCAGCTTCGGAGTAATCAGGCAGATTGCGTTTGATGCGATTGTAGGCGTCGCGCGCTTCGGTGCGCTCGGCAGGATCGGCGATGGAGTTGATCGTTGCGGCTTGACCATTGGACCGCGGCGCCGGGGCGTCTCCGGTGGGCGCGGAAACCGACGCTGCGCGACGCCGGGGCGGGGCTGAGCGTGCAGCCGGCTCATCGCGGAGCGGGGCGGCACCGAACGCGCGAGGGTATGCATCCATGACACGATCCTTGGCTTCGTCCAGTAGCTCACGATCGAGTGCTGGATCGTTGTTGAGCATATCTTGCGTGATGCCGCGCTCGCGCAAGACTTCGTTGTGGTGGGCGATCATTGCGGCATTGAGAACCGGCGTCGAATTGAACCACGCATTCGAGGCGACGAACTCCTTTATCGGCGTCGATACATTGAGCGGGGCCGTTGCTGTTGGAAGAGGCGGCGCGGCCGTGACCGTGATGCCGGAATCGGTTGTGATGGCGGTCGTGGCAGGCGTCGCCATGCTGCGGGATTCGCGCAAGGCGTCTTCCTGCTGGTCAAATTGTTGATACGCCTTGGTGTCCCCTGCCTCGACGGCAGCGGCTTTCTTTGTCTTGATATCCGCCATCGCCCGATCATAGCCGCGCTGGTCGGCCTTGCGGCCCATATCGCGTAGGTCCTTGATGATCTGTAGTTGCTCGGTTGACGAGGTGCGTAAGCCACCGACTTCACTCTCAAGCCGATTGACCCGTTCCAGCAGACGACGGTTTTGATCGCGGACGATCGGCAACACTTCCTCGCCGCGGCTAATAAATTCAGCGGCAGGTTTCCAGGTTCCGGCACGGCCGCGAAACTCCGCAAGCGGCTTCCAGCCCATCTCGCGAGCGCGAGTTTCGATGGCAGGATCGGCTCCGTTGCTCGGTGCGGCGTCATCGGCCGCCTCAAGTTCCGGCGTGGCCGCATCGATTGCCGCGTCGTCGAGCTCGGCGCCGCTCATCTGCGGGATGCTGGATTCAACTGTGGTGCCTGCCATGGGTTTTCCTTCATGCTTATCCGGTTTAGACACACAGCCCTACATCTTGTGTTTGCTGTTTTGCGCGTAGCTCGGCGCGAATTTCCATCCAAAGCTGGCCGAGCATATTCTTGCCGTCGTGGCTTGGCCCCCAACCCCAAAAGGCGTCGCGCCAGCTATCCTCGATTAGTTCGCGTCCGCTGGTCGCCAAGAGCTTGCGGCGCACGTATTCGTGCTGTTCGGCCTTAGAGCGAAGAATGTCTCGCATAATGCTAACGCGAACCGCATTCCAGTCCGGTCTACGCCTATCCGCAGATGCTTCCGCAATCTTAAAGGCGTCATGGGCAGACGATGCGCGCCGTATCGCGTAGCAAATATCGCATTCGTGGCCCGCTGGGACATCCTGCTCATTCTTGTGGGCGAATTTTTCCCAATGATACGCCGCCTCCGACGTGTCGAAGCGCCAGCCCTTCCATTGGAGGGTAAAGGCAGAGAAATTTGACAGGACGTAAAAGTCCTGCTCGTAGAAAAAGACCTGCGTTTCGGTGTCGAGTTTGTGCGTTTCGATCAACATCTAGTAGCTCTCACCGTTTGAGTGTGGCAACCGGATAAGCATGTTTTCCTTCGCCCTATTTCGGTAGAACAACGGCTGGGGCGCGACCATTCGTTGAGACGTGGAACGCCGTTGCGCCCTCCACAACATCCGATTCCGCCGCAGCTCCCTTCTCATACGTCGCACCGATCGCGCCGTAATCCATCATCCGATAGACCTTGCCATCACGGCCGGTCACTTGCCGTCCCGCGTATTTCTCGATGAAGACGTAATCGCCCGGCTTCGGCTTTTCGCCGGTCCATGGGGTACAGTCTTCGTTGATCAGGAAGGCGCCGGGCGCACATGCCACGAGGACGCCGGTATCGGATGCGGCATTGAGTTGTTCTTCCTTGCCGGGATCGAACTCGATTCCGCCAGCGCTTCGCACGCATTTGTCCGTGAGTATCAGGACGGTCTTGCCGACGAGCCGGATACCGCTGGTGTCGGTTCCATTCCACTCTTCGGAGCGGTACTCGACGTTAATTCCGTTGATGAAGCGAATCGTCAAGTGTTTCCTCCACTTCCTGATTCCTGTAGAAATTCTGTATATGTTCGAGCTTAAGGGTATGCAACTCGCGGAGCGTCAGAATGCGTCCTCGTAAGACCTCAGCCTGTGGATTGTCGATTCCGTTCTCAACCATATCGGCGGCGGCAGTTCTGAACGATTCGATCAGATCGTTCAAATAGGACAGATAGGCTGACGTGATCGGATGGTGCTTCCATTGCCCGAAAGATTGCTCGGATAGTTCGAGCAGCAGGGTTTCGTGCGGGGGCTTCTGGGTCATTGGGACCTCGCCGCGAACGGATCATGATCGACGGGCTGGGTGGCAAAGTGCGACGCGCCGCCTGCGATCAGGCCAGCAAGGCCATATTTCTTGATGATGTCTATGATCTTATCATCAAACACGACGTAGTTGCTGGTCGGCTTTGGCGCAGATTCATACGCCGCCCGAGCCGCAGCTTCGTCCGCCCCGCGATAATAGACTTGACCATTTGGCATCTGCTTAACTAGCCATTGACCGTGCACAGTGTCCTTTGGTGACAGTATCTGTACCGGGGGGCCGCGCGATCCTTGATCTAGGTATTTGATGCCGGGGATGCCTGCTTGGCGAAGCACTTCGGTAGCTTGGCTTTTGTCGCCGCTCGGCATGATGTAGTTTAAGGCCTGCTGACCATTCGTGTTTACTGAAAGTACGTCCTCGATCTTATCTTCTGGCCATTTACGCCGTGTTAGATTGTCCAAAAACGCCTGCCGCACGGAAGGACTTTGTTCGCTCATCGGCTTATCCCAATCAAGGAAACGCTCGGGATCGGCGTTGATGGAGACTTGGTAGGTCTTGCCACCAGCGTTCGTTATGTCCGCATCGCGAAATTGTTGTACTTGTTGGCGAACAGCGCTCGAAACATCTGGCGGCAAGCCCCGCTGCACTTTTGCAAAGTGCGAGTCATTAAGATCAAGGGCCATCATCGCGTCTTGATAGCGGTCAGATGCCGTAGGTGAGCGAGACGACGCAAGATAACGTGCTGCTGTGGCCTCAATATTGTCTGCTGGCGGATTACCATTTATTAGATATTCAGGGCCGCCCAACGCTTCTTTATATGCGTGCGCCGTCGCCGGATTCTCCGCGAAATAAAGCCCATGGCCATAAGCCTGTGCGCCTTCGCCCGTCCCGATCTTCGACAGATCGAACTTGTCGAAATCGTAGGGACTGCCGTGATAGGCCGTAATGCCTTTGGCGACGGCTTCGGCTCCCGCCTCCAATGGCGCAGCCTCTTCCGCTTCCGGAGCCGCAACCCCAAGCATCACGCCGCCAGCGACTTGCGGAATATCCCTTGGGTCAACATGGCCCGTCCGCAGCATGTCACCCACGGTCATGCCTGCCTCGCCAATCGGGCCTAGCGCACCGATGGTCATATCCGCCGCACGTTGCGGAAACCCCGCGACTTGTTCGGCAACACTCGGCTGAGCGACCGTCTGCCCTGACTTGGCGACGACGCCTTCTGCCGGCGCCTTGCTGACGCTGATCTCCGGTCGCCCCGTCGCTGGATTGACGTAAGGCGCCCATGGATCATGATCGACCGGCTGTAATGTCACGCCGTCCGGCACCACTGGCTGCGGCGCGTTTGCAAACGGATCATGATCGACCGGAACCAAATCCATCAGTGCAAGACCTGCAGGTATTTTCCGGGGCGGCGGGGATCGGGCAAGTAGTGGTTGCCATCGGGTGCCTGTGTAGCACCGATGCTCGCGGGATTAAAGCCGCTATTGCCATTGAGACCGGGCACGCTGGGCGTTGGCGGCAGCGGCGGCAAGCCAGGGCCAGATGCAGGTCCACCAGGCGAAGGCGGTGGCGGCGCACCTGCGGCCGGAGGCGCGGTCGGTCCTGGAGGCATCTGCGGAAATGGCACATTCGCCCCGCTGTTGGGCGGCGGTTGTGACGTGATGTTGGTCGCGCCGGCCGCAATATCCGCCCGCGTCTTGGCCGCATTGATCGCAAGCCCAACGGCGGCATGATGATGTTTGCCCTCGACATCGGCAGCGCGAACCTGTGTGTTCTGTGCCTCGATGTGCAGCTCCATCACCCGCAACTGCGCATTGATCCAATCCATCTGCGGCCCGGACGCCTTTGAGGCCGCCATCGCCATGTTCAGATACGCCTGCGAATTGTCTTTCAGTTCGGCGGCCCGTAGCCTGCCAAGTTCGGCCTGCTTTTCCTCCATCGCCATAGCGGCGAGTTGCTGGGTGATCTGCGGATTCGGCGGCGGTGCAAATACATCTTCGACGCGATCAATCTGCGCCGCGTCGAACATACGCTGATAGATTTCCTTTTTGTTCAGCAGCGGATCGTCCTTGACCTGAAACAGAATCTGGGAGCGTCCCAGCTTCTGCATATCCGTGATCATCGTCGGATCGGCGATCGGCTCCACACCGCCGCCCATGCGATAATCGTCCGGCTGGACCTCGCGCCATTCGTCACCAACGCGGTATCGGCGTTGTTCGTCTTTCAAGTAAATCCGGTTCAGCCGATAGATTTTATTGAACTCGGCCTTGAGTGCCCGATAGACGCGCTTATGGATGGCCGTATAGACCTTCAAGCCCTGCTCAATCAGCGCCAGCACAGTCGTCGGCGGCGCATTGGCAATCTGCGCATCGCCCGCCAGAATATCCTTGACGGCGGCGGTTTCCTTGCCGGAGTTCAGCAACAAGCCAAGCAACTGGAACAAGACCGGAGAAGGCCCCGGAAATGGAATCGGGAACACCGAGTCCCTGATCGACTGCCCCTTCGACCCGACGCGCACATACTTGCCGACCTGAAAATTGACCGGGCCGGAATGTATCGACAACTGATCCGACACGAAGCCACCGCCGGCGTTCTGCAGGTGGCCGGCATCGAACATCTGATTGAGCGTGGTGTTGATCGCTTCATTGAGCGGGCGCAGCAGATGACCGAACCCGACCGGATAGGAACCGCCATCGGGATTCGGCAGAAACGGGATCAGCGTGTAGTGATCGACCGGCGTGACTTTGAGGATTTCTTCGCGGTCCTTGTCATCACCATCGGTCAAACCGCCTTCATCATCCTCGTCAACATCAGGGCCTTTGCCCGTGATGATGCTTTCCTCATCGTAACGCGCGACGACGCGAACGACTTTCGATGACCGCTTGTGAACTGTAACGACGTAGGGCTCGGGATAGCCGTCGCCGTCGAGATCGTAGCGGCGATGCTGTTCCAGAAAGACATGCGGCGCGTCTTCGTCGCCTGAATCGGACTGCCCTTCTTCGCCGCCTCTTTCGTCGCCACCACCCGGACCATAGGACAACGGAAGATAGACCTCGGCACGCTCGTATTCCTCGACCTGATGCGGATAGAGCGTAAGGATTTCCGTATGACGCGGCGCGGCTTCGAATGACGGCGCGTGATAATTCCAGACAAGATTCTTGAGCGACACCAGCAACGAGCAGTTTTTTTCTTCGACCGGATCACGGAAAGTCTTGCGCGCCGCACCGCCCATGATAGGGATTTGCATCAAAAGCGTGTCAGTCTGACCTTCCCATTCCTGCATTTCCTCCAACAACTGCCAGCTCATATGCTCGCCGATGCGGTCGGCGCGCTTGCGCTTGTCGCCCGGAGCAGACAGCCATATCGGGGAGTTGTCCGCCGGATGCAGTTTCGGCTTGCCGTCCGGCTTGCCATCCTCGGTCGCCGGCGTTCCCTTGTCGGTTCCCCAGACGACGCCCTTGACGACATTACGATTCTGGATGATCGCCGGATAGGTCCGCGCATTAAACTGGATCGCCGCATCGGTGATCAGCGGATAGATGATGTTGGAACTCTTCGGCCACGGATATTGTTTTTCTTCCGCCTCCTGCAGACAGAACTTCATCGCCTTTTCGGCTTTGCTCCACCATTCGGAACGCGAGTTGTCATCGATCATGAATTCAGAGACGACAAGCGCGCCAAGGGTATCGAGCACGTCCGGCGCGTAATCTTCGGCCAAATTCACCTTGTCGATCTGGCTGATCAGAAAATCCTTGATCGGGGTGTCTTTGCTGCGGCCGTAATTGCCGTCACTTTCCGAATCACGCTCCGGCTCGCTCGCTGCAGTCACAGCATCGGGCTCCATTGGCTCTGCGGGCGCAGACGGCGATGGAGCAAGTGAAGCAGCACCGAGCGAGGATGTGATAGGCATCAGCGCACCTTTTCGGCAACGATGCCCTTATGAACAACGCGGTAGGTCGATGGCACAAATACCATGCCGTGCACGCTTGCACCCGCGGATGGCTTTTTCGGATCAATCATCTTGGTCACCAGATAAAGATGACCGCCGATGACGCGAAGCCGGTCAAGGTACACATTGGCGTGCTTTGCAGCATCTACTTGTTCCCACTGACTGGGGCGGTTTCTCTTTTTAGAACGTCGCTTGACCGCCATTCTATCCTCCTACCTTCCTCCAAACATGATTGGCCTTAAGCTTTTCGTTGAAATAGCGTCCCGGCGAATGGTTCTCGGTAAATGCCAGGCTCCATCGGCTCTGCGGGATCGGATGCTGACGGCGGCAACGCAGCAGCACCGAGCGAGGATGTGATGGGCATATCAGCGCCACCCAGCTTTCAATAGCCGCTTTGATGCGGTTCGAATCGCGGAGAAAACCGTTCCATAGTCGCAGCACACAATGCGTTTTTCAAGCAGACCAAAATTCTCTTTCTTGAAATCGCAGAGGAACGCCGGAAGCTTCGGCGGTAATTCAGAGTCACGCAATGGCACCACTTTTCTCTGAACGAGCAACAGACCGCATGTCGATATCAAATGGCATGGAGCAAACCATTTTTCCATCGCCGTTGCCCTTACCCAAGACCACGTTTCCCATTCAGCCGCATTCTGGAATGATTTTCCCCCAGTTTCGATTTTGACGACGTAATCAGCATTCATCAGACACTGATACACCTTTCGGGCCGAACCCTCACCGATTAAGTCCCCGCACAAGATAGATCGCGCCTCGCGGTAATGAAACTGGCTCATCTGCCGAGCTTCCGCCACACATGATTGGCCTTAAGCCGCTCGTTGAAATACCGCCCCGGCGATTGGCTCTCGGTGAATGCCTGGTGCTTCTCGATCGGCACATCATCAGCTTCATAGACGCCGCCGTTCTTATACTGCACCGTCATCTTGCGTGCGTTCGGATCGTAAGCGTGATGCGAGATCATCGAGGATTTGATCGGGGTGAGTTGGGGCTTGTCTGTCATGGCTAAATCCCACACGCCCTGCGCTCATCGAGACGCCATCGCTCATACGCCTCGGCGGCAACGATTATATACTTTTGGCCCAATGGGGCAGGAGCGCCGAACTCGACGTGATACAGAGTGGGCATGGTCTGCTCCGGCCGCAGTTCAATCCACACGCCATTGGCCCGCACCAACACGGCGGACTCGGTCAGCTTGGCGCGGTCGCATTCGATCTCGTGGCCGGGCTCTACGGCGATAAGAGTGCTCATGGCACCGGCTTTCCGGTCAAGGCGATTCACCGAGGCCACCCTACCGTATCCACAGTGAGGGTGAAGTTACCGATCTGTTTCGCCGTTGGTGTCTGCGGCATCTAATACCCTGTCACTTGTTCTCGATGAGAGGTTGCGGACTTTCTTTCACTGGCCTTTCAACAACGAATTCTCCGTTACGCCAGCGCGCGACAACTGCATCTGGATTGGCTTTTATGAATGCCTTTTCCCATTCGTTCGCCGCCAAACTTTTGCCCGCCCGTCGCGCTTTAAGCAGGAAAGACCGGCGCAAGCAATCACCCATCAATTCGAGATGTTCCCCTGAAACTGGCATCATCTAATACCCCGTCACTTCGCTACGTCCCTGATCGCTACCCGATCCATACCCCATCCCCGGCCAATCGTCACCCACACTTGGCGAGCTACCGCGCGTCAGGGCAGGTGCGAACAACTGTGCGGCGGCATATTCCATGGCATTCATAATGTGTGAGTAGGGACCCTTATCGGGCCTCGACACAAACCGCTCCGGTCCCGCCACTTGCAGCCGCCGCAGATTATAGCCGCCCAGAAAGCCCTTGCGAATCGTCTTACACCGAGGATGCAGGATAAACTGCGGTTCGCCCCCGATCAATGTACGCAACGGCTTGCGCACCGATTCCATGCGTAACGTCGGGTCCTGCTCGCTGCCCTGGATATCGATGCCTTTGGTCTGCGCTATCTCAAAGCATGTCTTTTTGTCGGTCTGGGCTCGCTGATTCCCCGCCGGATCGCCGTAGTCCTCGAATGTCACTTTATGGCCGCGGAATGCACGTTTGCAATGTTCCAGCACGTCATCGGAGAACTGATCGAAGCCCATGCTGGTGGATGTCATTTCATCGAAGATCAGCCAGCGCCCATCGGGTAGCAACTGCGAGAAGCAACAGGCCGGCGTCAGCCCAAAATCATAGCTACGCGTGATCGGGCGCCCCGGCACGGGATCGACTTCTCGAAGGTGCATATGATCGGAATATTCGTCATAGACCGGCTTGCCATCGACGACGAACCCGTATTCGCCCTTGATATAGACCTTGATCCATTCAGGCTTTTTGCCCTCGGAGAGCATCTTGTAGTAGTTGGGATTGTTCAGGTTGGGGATGTTTTCAGCATCGGCACTGACGCCGGACGGCTGTTTGAAGATTTGCGCAAACCACGGCGGGTTGTTTCGTTCCTCAAAGAACCGAAACCAATCCGAGTCCTGATCGGGCGGATTGGTGTCCATGAAGATGCCGGCCCAGCTCGGCGCGACGCCCATCGCTTTCACGGACGGGTATTGCTCGATGCGGCCCTGCAGGGCATCGATGATCGCCCACGGCACTTCGCGCGCTTCATTGACCCACGCGCCGGTCACTTCCAAGGACAACAGATTTTGCACATGATCGGGCCGATCAAGTGCCCGGAACCAGATTTCAAATTCAGCGCCTTCAAATCCCTTGACCAGATAACGATGATCGCTCGGGTAGTAGCGCCCGAAATACTGCGGCGGCAGCCACATCAATGTTGATTGGATCGTCGTGTCGTTAAGCTGCGGGAAGGTGTTGCGGATCGCCAGCCAGCGCGTGCGACGGATACCGTCTGGGCCCGGCTTTTGCGCCAGAGCGCGCCGGACGATCTCGATGATACAGCCGGAGGTCTTACCGGAACGAAACGGCCCCATCAGACCGCGCACCCGCGCATTACTCGCGGCGAATTCCCGAATGGTTGGGACGTGCGTGTAGCTGTAGCGGATGTCCATAGTTCATCATTTCTTTAGCTTACGCACGTAATCCCGGATGCCGGGCGGAAGATGTTTTCATGTGATCCTCACTCTGCGCATCATCGGACTATCCCGCCCGGCTCAACTGCACTTTGATCCGCAGCGCCAGCACATCAACATCTTCATGCTGATCGCGCCGCAGTTCATTGTAGATAGTGTGCTCGATCTTTTCGTCATCAGCACTCGCGCCAAGCCGCAATTGAACCCGCGTAAACTTTTCTTCGAACTCATCTTCCGTCAGATCAGGGCGCGGCATCACCGACACGCACTCTGTTTGGCGACCGCATCAAAGAAAGTGTGTGTGGTCGGCGCTACTGTCTTTGTGTAGATGACCGATCCGTTCGACTCGACTCTGATTCCGCTCTCACCGATATCGTAAGCATGGGTTGCTCGAAGCATCGGATTGAGATGAGCGATCGCCGTACAGTCGAAGCGCAGCGATGCCGCTGCAAGCGCGACGGCTTGTGCAAACGACATATGCTTGCCGAAGCGCACATCGCCGTTGGCCGCAACGGTTACGGCCGGACCAGAAGAGTTCTTGAATACCAAGGCTATTCCTGACGATGCTATCTTTGGCTTCATTGGCATATGCTTGTGACGGGCGGCAGCGGCCACTGTTGCAGGCGCAATGATAAGGGTCGCCGCGACCAAGCCGCTGAGAATGCGCTTCATCACGAATTCCCCCGCGTGGCGAAATCTTCCTTGCGCTTATAGAGCGAGCACGCTGGCCGATCCTGCGTCACCTTTGGGACCATCGCCTCAACCTGCAGCAGCGGGCGCCCGAGCGGATCGCGGCCCTGCCCCATTACGACGGGAATGGGCGGCACACCGTGACAATCTGCCATGTTGGACTTGAACGCTTGTGCAAAGACGCATGTCCCGCAGCGCGGAAACACAACACTCACGATCCTGGGATTGGGATCAATGCTGATCAGGGTTTGGGATTGTTCGGTCATCTGCCTGTTTCCTTCTGCCTAAGCCGCCATCGCTCGCTTCATCGCCACGCGCAATCTACGATCCATCACATCGTCCCCGGCGTAGGGCGTCATGTCCAGATCAGCCGGGACACGGCGAATCCGCTCATCCTCGGCACGCTTCACTTGCGTCTTCATGAATCGGTTATAGGCCGCAAGACCCACAGCGCCAAGCGCCCCTTGCACGGCAAAGAGTTCCACACAGGTCGCAACGCCGTGAGCATGAAAGTAAACCCGATCGCGCGGGGATTTCATGCCAAGACAGTCGAGCAGCACGCGCCTGTCGAATTCATCGCTATCAAGCAGCGCATCGATCACGGATTTCTCGACATGCTCATGCAACTTCAAGAATTGTTCGGTGGAGAGTGTTCGGCCATCGTGAACAAAGGGTTCCAGATCGCGATCAATGTAGATCGTGCCGCCGCCTTTGCTGTAGCCGGCCAGGTACGGGATGTCATAGTCGGTCGCGTTGATTGTGACTGGTCGCTTCATGCGACGCAAGACCACAGGCAACCGCAAGATGGCGCGTGTTTGCGGTGGAGTGAAAGGAATAGGATCGTCCTTGTCACCGCCGCTCATCGCACAAAATCAAACCGCCGGCCGCTGGTGTGCGAAATGATGATCCTTGCCAATGCCGGGAAACTTGGCGTGGACCTTGCGCTTGATCATCGCCAATTCCGACGGAGACGCATGCTGGGCGCCGCGCGCCAGCGCGTTGCGCGCATGGGCCGCATCGGGGATAGGATAGGAACCGGCGCCCTTACCCTTCGAGCCTTCGCCCTTACCCGGCAACGCAAAGTCGGTACTCGGTAGAGCGTTACGGCGGGCGGTGGTAATGCGTGCCATGATCCTCACTCCTGATTAGTGACGTGATGCTCGCCCTCTGCGGAGCCGTTGCCCGACTGCACAGAGGTCACGGTAGGGCCGCGATTGCCGCCCTCGATTTCCAACGCCATCTTTGCCATCGCAAGCGCGTCGTTCTCAACTGCACGGGCGCTCGACTCGCGTTCCCGCATTTCCCGTTCGATGATCGGCAGCGCCTTGGCCTCGATGGCGTCGATCGCGTCGAGACGCTGCTCCAAATCGGCGGCCCATGACGAATGAAACTGTTTCTTCGATCGGAGCCGGTCTGACACGGATGCCGGTGTCGGCACTTTGGCCTCCTTCACGCTCTGTTCAGCTTGCGCGCCAAGCCTGATCTGACGCCCCAGCATCTGGCTTGGGGTTAATGCCCGTGCGATCGCTGGCGCGCGGCCGATCATGATTTTGAGCGGCCGATCGAGCGGGCCAGGCTCTGGATCATGTTACGCTGGAACCGCTGCTGATCGAACGCCGATTGGATTTGCTGATTGCGCTGATCGGCCTGTGCCACGTCATCGTCCGTGTCAGCCGATGCCGGAAAGGCATATTCGGACTGCGACTGCGGGACGAAGGCGGGTTGATCAGGCATTGCCGCTCAGTCCGTCATCGGCCGCTTGTGCGCGAATTCCGTCTGCGGGTGAGCCATCGCCATGGACTTGGCGCTGCCTTCGCCGCCGCGCGGCTTGGACTCGCCTTCCTTCACGTCGTCATTGACACCAGAGGTCTGGTATTCGCCGACTTCGATGCCGTCCTGGGATTTAGCCATTGATCGCCTCGTCGAAAAGATGATGGCTTGATGCGATTCGCGCCTAAAATGAACCTCCCAGACGGGAGCCGAGTGTTTCCTGCGCTCTACATCGCACCCGTTTTTGCGCTACCGGCCATCATCGGACCAGCGAGGAAAGGGAACACTCGGGTCGACTCGATTAGACCGTGCCCTCACGATCCCAGTCCATACCGTGGCCGCCGGGGTGATGCGGGCCGTGACGCGGCGCCGCTTGTGCCGGCATGTGGCCTTTGGTGTGATGGATGCCCGGTGGGGTAGCGCGTTCGTGATCCTCCATCATGCCCTTCATGCCGGTATGGGCTGCATGATCGGGGTGCATTCCGGTGCCGTCGTTCATCTCGGCAAACGACTCGGCACCGAAATTACCGCCGCCGTGAGCCATGCCGGAGGCCGTCGCCTTGCGCGGTGACATGCCCTTTTCGCCGGCCATTCCGGACTCGTGGGATTTCTTCATCTTCGCCATGGGTGGGTCCTTTCGTTTGACACCGGCGTTTCGAAGCGATGCAGCGACCGACTGCGCCTGTGAGTGGCCGGCCGCGACCATCTCGGAAATATTCTCTGAGATGACTTTGCGGCTTTTGCCAGATTTCAGCGGCATGACGGCCCCGATTCGGATGCTGAACCTTATGTGGGTTTAGGGGCAAGCGCAACGGCTACGGAATGGCGAGCGGCGCGCTTTCCACCGGGGCATTCTCGATCACGAACCGCACCGGAACATTCACCCCGACGTTGACGTTTGCGTCGTCCTTGCCGACGCCGAGCTGCTTGGCCAGCATTTCGATGATGCTTTTCTTGTCGGGAATTTTGACCGTGATCACGCCATCCTTGTCGATCTTGAATTCGGACAGAGCCCAGCATTCGGCATCGATCTGGCGCTTTTCTTCGTCGGTCAGATCATCACGAAGGCGGGGGTGGGCAAAGGTGCCTTTTTCGGTCTGGACGATCTCGGCCGTCATTGCAGAGGATAACCGCCGATGGATAGCGGTGGGAGACGCGTGCAGGAGTTCAAGCGCACGAGCCTGGAGATAGCCGATGTGCAGACCAGCATCGCGAAGCGCATTGGCGCAGGCTTCATCGGCGATCAGGCGCACGCGGGGATCGGCTGCGAGCCGCCGAGCATTGCCCCGATCTTTGGCATAGCCGGCAGCAACATAGGCTTCTACGAGGTCATCGTCCCGGCCGCCTTTGGCGATCGCAACGCCAAGCTCGCGGGCGAAGGCACGCTGCTGTCGGTTCAGGGGTTTTTCAGCGATAGCCTCTTGAGTCATCGGGAGTCACGTCGCCACATTCCTGACGCTTTGGCCATGAGCCATGCGTTATGCGCAGATTGTGGCTTGATTCAGGGCTACTTGTCAACCCGAGAGCCGAAACGGCAACCGCCAGCCCGATGAAGGCTGGCGGTCTCGCAAAAGCAACAACCAAGGAGGGACAGCGGCATTTACCGCGATTCGCCGAGAATGCGCAAGTCGCGTTCCTTGCTTTGTGGAGAAGGCGCCAGATCGTAGCGGCCATGAGGCGCGGCACGTCTGCGGATCGGGCCGAGGTCAGGCTTGCGGAGTGCGTAGCCCGCAGCATCCTGCTCGCGCTCGGCGTCGGTGTAGGGCTGTGCTGATGCGAAGTGCGGTCTCATGCGCGCCTGCGATGTTTCTTCGGCCTCATTCCCTCCCCCGCCTTATAGAACCAATTTCCGCGCCCTTCAATCCGTCGTTCGGGGAGAATGTCGGCGCCACTTACGCCATTGAAATCTGCATTGTAGGTCGTCCAATCGTCGCTTCCATAATCGCACCAAATCCATCGTCTGTCCTTGCTGGTCGCTTGGTGGTGCGGCTTATGAAGGTGTGGGCCTGTCTTATGCTTAGAGGAATCTATGGTGAAATGGTTAGGTTGTTCAATGCCTATTTCCCGTGTGAATCCAGGTAGTTCGGGCGCGGATGAACTGTCAACCTGTCTTAAGCTCTGTCCTACGGCAGATGCCGACATTTTTTGGAATTTGTCGTAATTACAAACGGTTAGGATGGTGGCGGCGTAGGATTTACGTGCCTCAGAACTTGTCTGAATCTTTGTCTTAGCCGCCGCAGATTCGATCATCCCTTCTTCTTTGAGGCGCCGCAGAAAGTATTCGACGCTGCCTCGGGACCAGTTCCAGGTGGATGCCAACCCACGGATCGTGATTGCGATCTGGCCGCGTTTGATGGCGGCTATTCCGCGTGACATGCGCTTCCCTTGCGGTCTCCATGCGGCGTTGGTAAAGAGCCATTCCCAGGCTTCTCGCCACGAATAAGGTCGATTGCGCTGGCCGTTGAACAGGTAATGCTCGAAGATCGAACGAGCCAGGGCAACATACGCTGGAACGCGGGGCCTTGCGCTGCTCATGCGTATTGCTCGACGATGCCGATGTGCTTGGCCATGCCGAATAGCCGACCAACCACGCGACGGGGCAATGGTCCGTCATTGTATTTTTCATGTATCGTTTTCAGCCACATCTCGTCATCCTCATTGCCAAGATCGAGTCGGCTCGCATAAACCGAGTCCCGTAGATACTGCGCGCTAAATCCCCGGAATGTCTTGATATGCTCGTAATCGTCACGAATTTGTAGAAGCTTTTCGCCCTGCTTGCTCGTTAGTTCTTTCCAATCGAGCCGCAAACGGTCCGCGAGAAAATCACTTTCCCACTCGGAAAGATCATTGTGCGTCACCAAAGCCAGGACCAATGATCGCCACATCTTTGGATTCTTCCGCACGCGCTCGATCTCACGCCAGTCTGCGCTCATAATGTTTGCCCCTATCGCCTGCTCACAAATCCATATCCCTGTCCTGCACTATCGAACCCATTGTCAGCGCAGAACTGTGCGCTCGATCCTATCATCGAATGCTTTGATTCCGATCCGTAATGCGTCGGCACCATTGGCGAATCATCCACAATAATGCCGATCGGTGTTGAAATCTCCGTGCCGTTTCGTCGTGCCTGGATGAGGGCTTCGCAGAAGGCAATGTCCATGCGGATGATCTCGCCGCGTGACCAGTAGGAGTATGGGCTTGGATAGCCTTCGTCGTCTGTTGTGAGAATGGCGCGTTGGTAGGAAAGGTCGCGTCGGCGTGGTTTTGACATTTGGTTGCTCCCTGTTTGTTTGGTTGGGTTTAGGTTTGTTTCACGATGGGGCCTTCGTGGGATGGGCGCCGGACTCGGTCAACCGAGGCTGCGGCGATGAATTCTGCGGCGACTTGCGGGACGATCGCATTGCCGTAGGCGCGCAAGCGTCCCACTCTGCCGGGTATCCCATGAGCCAGCGGGAATGTGCCGGGTTCAACTGGCCGCGCTTTTCCATCTGTGCAGGGGAGCCATTCGCTAGCCTGCCAATGGCCTCCAATCCTTTCGCTGATTGATGCTTCGGATTCGTACTCGCTCCGCGAGGGCCGTGCGGTCCGCTCATTGTGTCCGGTGTCGGCCATCCCGCCAGGAGCGCAAAGTCCTGTAGGTTCGATCCGTGGCGTGTCTCGCCCGCTGCCCGCTTCGCTTGACCACCCCTGTCGCTGTCGTGAACTGTCGGAGTCGGCCAGGTCGCCAGTTGCGCTGCGTGAGATAAATGCGTCGCTGGCGTCGCGCCCATCTTCGAGCCGTTCGCGATTGCTTTCAGCTTGCGAGCGTGTGCCATTTCGGGGGTGCCACCCGGCTCGTTCGCCGCTGGCGTCGGCCACGAACCAAAGTCGGTTTCTGATATGCGGCGCGCCGACGCCGCAAGCTGGCAATACGGACGCCCCGCAGGCGTAGCCCGCTGCTTCCAGGTCAGAGAAAACAGCGTCGAGCCAACCCCATCCAATTGCCGCTTCAACCTGCTCTCCAAAGACGATTGGAGGGCGGCGCTCGGCGATGAGAGGAAACCACGCAGGCCACAAGTGGCGTTTGTCATCGGCCGCCTTGCCCGCTCCGGCTGCGGAGAAGGGTTGGCAGGGACAAGAGCCTGTCCAAACAGATCGGTTGTCGGTCCATCCGACGAGTCTGAGGGCAAGCGACCATCCTCCGATTCCTGCAAAAAAGTGACATTGGCTGTAGCCGATGAGATCGTCCGGCTTCACATCAACGATGCTTCGTTCGTCAACATCCCCCGGCGCGATATGGCCCGCAGCAATGAGGTTGCGCAGCCACTGGGCGGCATAGGGATCAATCTCGTTGTAATAGGCCGCCACGTCCTAGAATCCCCAACCTGCGTTGACTGAGTCCGGTCCCTCAGTTCGCGTTGTCCTGATGTTACGCGCAATGAAGGTTCTTGTTTGCGACGCTCGGCCTCAGAGATCATTGCAATTCCTTTATGACTGTCCGCGCATGAGCGCGATGATCCTCAAACGAGCGCGCTGCCAAAATGACGGAGTGGGCATCGCGCTAAGTTGCCGTTGGTATCTTTCCGCCATCGCTATCGCTTCGATCTGCGCAGCCTGATCTTCTGCCGACGTGCAACGGGTACAGCAAATCATGGTTACGCCGCCTCCGATCATCATTGGCGCTTTTGGCGCTCCGCACCTGTGGCAATTTCCGTAAAGCGATGACGGTTGAAACTGTTGAGCCTGCATTGCTTGCTCCCATTAACCGCGCATGAGCGCGGCATCCGTTTCCCAAGTGCCCTTTTTCCCGAAATATCGAGACGGCTTTGGTTCTCCCAAAAAATACCGACCGATTGCCATCACAACTAAATTCTCGATATGATACGTGGTCAAGTATTTGTCCTTCGGACTGATCGTCAATTTCGCGACCGTATTAGGAAGTCCAATCATTTGCCCCTTTGAGGGGTGATCGGAAACCCGCAGCAAGTATGGAGCGCGCGCCGGATGAATGTAATACGTGCTGGCGCTGCTTTGCGAAGCTTGGTGCAGTAGAAATCCCGCCTTCTTCAAAAGCAACGTCGCGTGGTCACGAGCGGCGATATAGTCGAGACGTGGCACAAGCTCTCCATTGCGATGCCGAAGCCGGACCATTTCCATGGCGTTAACCTGATGTCAGAACCGAAGGCTGTTGCGATACGGACATTCCCAGTCGCATTCTTCGCTGCCGGCCTTGGTGCAAGAGTGTGACAGCTTGCCCTCTAACCATCGACCACATTCCTCGCCAGGTTCGGGGCCGTCCTCCTCGTCGTACTCATCGTATTGTTCTATCTCGGCGTCGATCCGCTCCTGTGACCATCCGTTGTCGTTTACCGCAGGCGGGATGGGCGGTGCTGGCGCATCGCATTGATTGAACATTCCTAGCGCTTCGGCCTCGGCGTCGGTCATAAGGCATCGCCGACACATCATCGCGCCGTGGCCTAGCCTGGATTCGGTCCAATCGTGCAGCATTTCTCACTATCTCGACATCACGCAGATATCGCGTGACACAAAACCTACTTCCGCGCTTTCTCATTCAACATCGCAAGCAACAACATTTCTGCTGCTGTACCAACATCAACATCCCATTCTGCTGCGAATCTCAAGAGCCGTCCATAGCTCTTGCGTGGAATGCGCAAGGGAGGCAATGCGATCTCGTGATGTTCGCCAAGATCGACGCTCATCTGCGGCCGTGGGATGATGGGGAAGGCGATGACGTTGGAGGCGGTCATGGAGTCGAAATTCCCCTTATCGGATTTGTCGTGGCCTGGTTACGAGAGTGAGGGCGACGCGAGCATGAATGTGCGCCTCATCCATGTCTTTGACAAAAGCATCGATGTTTCTGCCGCCTTCTTTCGTTAATTGAATTACCGCTCGCAAATGCGCCGTCAGCTCGTTGACGTGGTCTGGCAATGAGGATTCCGGCACATAGGCAAAGCCGTTGATGGTGATGCGTGCCGCTGGCGCCTCACCGCGCATAAACTCCAGAGCATCTTTTGCACCTTCGATGATTTTGTTCATGGGTTTTCTCACGGCGTTATCAACGCAAAAGGTCGCCGCGCCATCTGCAGGGAATGAGGATCACAGTCCCATATCTCGCGGCAGCGTTCTTGAAAGAACTTGATTTCTTCCGCGATGCCGCTCGAACTTTCCCAACCTTCCATATGCGCCACAATCAGCGTGTGGCAGACGAGCAGCATCGATCGGTCAAAATCATACCAGAACCGCTGGTCGAGCGGGTCGATCTTGCCATGCAGAGCGATGCCGTGCGTATGGGCTATCGGTGAATAGATCGAGATCCCGGCGCTAATGAGTTTTGCCGAGAGAATACAAGCGTCTCGGTAGGCGGCGTCGATGCCTTGCGGATAACGGGTGTAGGGAGTTGCGAGGTAACAAACCCCATGAGGACTATCGGTCATTCTGCGGCTTCCATTTCTCGTCGCTTTATCCAACTCGCACACATATCCCTAAAATCAGCCGCAGCCTTTGCGGAAGTGAATCCGGGCGCGGTCTTTACTTTTGTGTCCCAGTAGTCACGCTCGGCACGGAGTTGTGCCAGCGTTTGGCGCTCACACGGAATGTTTGGAGTTACGGCGAGCGATTCGGGGATGTCATCTGTCATTCTGCGGCTTCCGTTTGTTGAGTCTCGTTACCCCAAGCTGACCACCCATCCCGCGCAGGTCCACGGCGGTTGAGTTCGATCTTGGGGACAGACGGCCATTCCCGCTCGATCAGCGGCGCAATCGTCTCAGGTTTAGCTGAGTGTGGGCCAACCGCCGCGCTGAATACCGAACCGCACATCGCCGTAGCCGGCGCGACAAAGCGGCCCTTCGTTCCGATCAATACCAATTCGTGCTCCCCCGTCACCCAGTACCCGGCGCCGCGCCCTTTACCCGGACGAATCTTGTTCCAGATCAGGTGCGTCTTGTATGTAAAGCCCCACGCCTCCATGACGGTCAGGGCATCAGGCAGCATTGGCGCTGTCGCCCAAAGGAACAGCGCACAATCGTCAGCCGCGATGCTAGGCACGTCACGCGCCGCGATGATGTCGGTCGCCGATGTCGGATAGTGATTATCGGCCGCTCGATTCATCCCGCTCTCGCGTGAATAGGGTTCGAAGCGCCACTCTGGATCCGCTAGAATAATGCCGAATTTCTGCTGCGGCAGTGCAAGGATTTCCGCGCCAAGTTGCCGTTCCCGCCGCTCCCGCCGCTCGCGCTTCGCGACGGTCGTTATGTCCTTGCGCTCCATGTCAGGCCGGATCAGCCCCTCGTCGATGCCGGTCTGGAACTGGTCGTCATCGAGCCGCGTTAGTTCGTAGAGCGTTGTCCAGGATTGCGGCAAATGCGACGCATGAGTCGTATTTGCGAGGCGCGCATCGGACGCTATCGCCATGATCCGCTGCGCCGTGCGCGGCTGGAATAGCAGGCCGCTTTCGCACATCGCCACCCATTCGCCATGCGGCAGCGACTCCTTGGCGGCGATTAGAAGCCTGCCGGCCTCGAAAATTGATTCGTGGCTCTTGCGCCAAGCCGCGTTGATTAGCACCGCCCAGGTGCTTGCTGGCGCATTCTTCGGCGGGTCTGGCACGATCAACTCGGCTGCGGTTGATGGCAGTTTTGCTGCTTCCCGCGCCTTGATTGCCTCGATTTCCTTGCGCGCCGCGTGCGGCGAGATGCCGAGTTCTCGCGCGATCTGGCGATAGCCTTTGCCTTGGCCGTCCGCGTGGAGGGTGGCAATCTGGCTTTGTAAGGTTTGTGTCACGATGGTTTGTTCCCAGCGGGTGGACCGGACTCGGTCAACGGTCGGCTACAAGGCGACATGCACTGGCGCGCCGACGCTAAATCCTGCCGCCACGCACCACGCGGCGGCGAAGCCGTCATCACAGGCGCCGTGATAAATGCAAAGCGGTCTTATCATCCTATTTGCTCCCAACCGTGGTTGACCGAGTCCGGCGTGAATCCCGCGAAGGCCATCGCGTGACCCTCACAACAGCCCTTTGTCCTTGGCCAGCCATTCGGGCAGCGTCACGACAGCGACGCCGTGCCCCTTGTCCTCGTATTCGATTTGCGATTTAGGCAGCCAAATCCAGCCTAAGCGCGGCTTCGTGTAATCCGTGACCTGGATGGCCTTTTGCGTTTGAGCCCGCATTGGCAGCGTCAGGTCGATCAGATCGGATGCACCTGTGACCTTCGGGCCACGTCCAGGCCTGTGCTGCTGCTCATCTTCGCCGAAGCGCCCGCGCTCGGGAGACCTGAACATATCGTAGGTGTCGCGGGTCATGTCGTCACCATTGTTTCACGTGAAACATCTGCCGGCGAAGGATAGGGAACCGACATTCCCTTGTTTTTTGAGACCGGCCGGATAACCCATGAAAATGCGTGCAATTGCATGTACTTAGCAGACTTTATCATAACCGAAACCGATGTCGGATTGCCATATTCGATCCGCCGCACAGTCGCCGGCTTGAGCCCCATCGCCACCCCGGCTTCCTCGTAATCGTGGCCCCGCAGTCCGCGCTTGATCCGAAACGCCATGGCGAACGCCAGCGCATTGAAATCCCCCGGTTCGACCATCGGATGAGGAAGATCGGGGCATGGATCGAAGCCGATCGCGGCGCATATCCGAAGGTAGGAGCCGACCTGGACCTGCTTTCCGGTCATCGCCTTGCGGAGTTCGTTAAGGGTTATTCTGGCCTTGGCGCAGTAGCCGGAGGCCAGATGGGCGCCGATGCGGTTGAGTTCGACTGCCAGGCGTTCGCTGGGGCTGGCGTTGGGGCGGCGGGCGCGGGTCATGATCCCATGTCTCTGAGCGTGCCGGGCGCGATCCAGAATGAATACGATGGCCATTTAGGACCGCCGTAATATACGGCACAGGCCCACTTGCATCGCTTAAAGCGAACCCGAACCACAGTGACCCATCCGCTCATTTTGACCTCCGCTTCATCTCCGGCGGCGTCAGCGCGACGACGATCAGCACCGATATGAGCAGCCAGATGGCGAGGATCAGGACCGGGGTGGGGATGGTCATTCTGCGGCCTCCATCTTCGGAGGGTAAATATCGGGGCGCAGCTCAGACCGAGGAACGCCAGATAATTCCGCAACGGCGATCACCCGTTCGGCAGGGCACCGCGTCCACTGACTGATCGCCTGCGATGTTAGGCCACCGAGGCGCCGCGCCAGTTTGGCGGGTCCGCCGGCTTGGCGGACGGCGAGCTTGATGATCGGCTCTTTTGGCTTTGTCATAACTGGACACCGTAAGCTAGACTTGCATTGATCGCAAGGGCGGATTACAATGTAAGCTATGCTTTCGGCGCGGAGAGGGTATGCAAAATGAAAGGTTGGCTTTCGCGTAAGGCTGGCTTACAACTAATGTCATCGAACGAAGGGGAACGCAAATGAACCGCAAGACAGTCACCATCGTAACGCTGGATTGTCCGCAACCTCGCGATTTTCATCTTGAAGAAAGCCGAGCTGAACGGTTTGCAGCGCGCGTCCGCGCCGAAGGTGGCACGGCTGACGTTGGCCCTTTCAAGGTGTCCGCCGAACAGCGTGCCGTACTTTCACAAGCTGGAGTGGCCGTCCGCAAGCCAATCGAGTTGCCTTGGGCCGTTCCAAAAAAGGAAGGCTTCAAGGGCGAGGCATCCGGTCTGTATTTCCACTTTTACCGCACGCATGACGAAGCGAAGCAGTGCGAGCGCGCCCTCAAGAAAGAGGGCAAGTGGATCGGCCCGACGCGCTTTCTCCCCGGCGAAGCCTTCCATGCTGGTTACATCTGAACCAATCAACCGAACGGTTTCGTAAGGAGACGACGATGGCGCGAGCCAAAACACAGAAGAACGTCAATGCCGCAAGCAAAACGCCGGTTCCGGCCGTGGCCGACAAGGTCGATCCGCCAGTCATCGCTGCCTTCAAAGGCTTCGATCAGAACTTCCAATGCCGTAGTTTCCAGTTTGAAGTTGGCAAGACCTACGAGCATGTCGGCGCTGTCACAGTTTGTGCTAGTGGCTTTCATGCGTGCCAGTCGCCGCTTGATATATTTGATTATTATGCTCCGGGTTTGAGCCGCTATGCCAGCGTAACACAATCTGGCGAGCACGCTTTCCACGACGCCGATTCGAAGGTTGTTTCAGCCAAAATCAAGATCGAGGCTGAATTAAAGCTGCCGGATTTTATTTCGGCTGCGGTCAAGTGGATTATCGACCACTCGACGCCGGCAACAAGCAATCGCAGCACGGGCCACCGATCAGCGGCGAGCAGCACGGGCTACCAATCAGCGGCGAGCAGCACGGGCTACCAATCAGCGGCGAGCAGCACGGGCCACCAATCAGCGGCGAGCAGCACGGGCGACCGATCAGCGGCGAGCAGCACGGGCCACCAATCAGCGGCGAGCAGCACGGGCCACCGATCAGCGGCGAGCAGCACGGGCCACCAATCAGCGGCGAGCAGCACGGGCGACCGATCAGCGGCGAGCAGCACGGGCCACCAATCAGCGGCGAGCAGCACGGGCGACCGATCAGCGGCGAGCAGCACGGGCGACCAATCAGCGGCGAGCAGCACGGGCGACCAATCAGCGGCGAGCAGCACGGGCGACCAATCAGCGGCGATGGCCGCTGGACGCGACGGCCGAGCTATGGGTGAGAAGGGCTGCGCACTCTTTTTGGTTCACCGCGACGAGGAATGGAGAATCACTCACGCTTGGGCAGGAATCGTCGGGCAAAACGGCATTGAGCCTCTTGTTTGGTACACGCTCAATGAGAATGGACAGCCCGTCAAATGTGAGACTGTCCCATGACCTTCCTCCATCAGTTCACGCTGGCTACATCTGACATCCAGTTGACCGAGTCCGGCGCCCATCCCACGAAGGCCCCATCGTGACACAAACAGGAGTCCAGCAAATGATCAACATCGACCACATCCCCGGCTCTTACTCCGCTCCCATCGACGTGAACAAGCCGCAGCCGGCCCATAAGATAGCTCCCATGAAGATGGCCTTGGGCCGGGCGATCGCAGAACTGGGGACGCTCTACATGACGCCGCGAGCCTGTCCCGATTTCCCGTCGATGTATCCGATCCAGCAGGACTTCGACAAGGTCGCGGAGTATCTGGAAAAGGTGGCGCTGATCATGGGAAGGCTGCTGCGATCGACAGGGATCGAGGTCAACGCCAATGCCTTGTGCGATGTAGAATTGGTGCGGTTCGCTGACGATACTTTCCTGGACTCGATCAAGGGCTGGGCCACTGACGAGTGCTATCGGGCAGGGGAAGCTGCAGCGGAAGCTTTGGAAGATGGCGGCCAGGGCGATGCTGGGGATCGGGCTTGGAATGAGCGGAGGGTGTGATGGTCCTTTCTTGCAGAACGTGCAACGGCGAAGGCCGCATCTTCAAATCAAAATACGGTGGCAATGATCCTGACGTGTGGGACGCCGGTCAGTGTGAAGCCTGCGAAGGCAGCGGCAATCAGACTTGCGAGGCGCGGGGTTGCACTGAAACAGCCGTGGCGTTCAATGAAGATGGCGAGGCTTTTTGTGAGGACTGCCTTGCACAATGGCATGAGGACAACAGCCAATTCGGAGTGGGAGCGTAGGTCATGAAAGATTTGTGTCACGATAGGGCCATCGCGGGAGCAGCACCGGACTCGGTCAACATACCGCCGCAGTTCAAGGAACGCGTCATGACCTTTGACGTTCGCACCAACCATTGGCTCAAGCCCATTCCGCTGCGGCAGTTCGATTGGGAAGCTGTCATGGACAACTACGAACTGGGTTGCCCGATAGGCTACGGTCGCACGGAGCAGGAAGCCATTGACGATTTGTTGGAGCAAATCGAGCCATGACCCGCCGCGAAGCCGCCAACGCGATCATCGCCGACCAGACGCAAGCCAACGCCACCTTATTTGCCGCGCTGCTGGAAATCCGCGACGGCCTGGCCGACACGCACTCGACGCCGGGCCAGCGCATGACGCTGATCACCAAGCGCGATGCATGGCAGATCGCCGATGTGGCGATCAAGCTGACGACAGGAGGCGCCACATGACCATCATCATCCATATCCTGATCGGCATTCCCTTCGTCGCCGCCGCCCTGTTCGGCTTCTTCGCCTGGGGATACACGCGCGGCAGCAACTACCATCCCTACGATCCGCTCGCCGCGGAACATGAGGCCATGAAACGCGCAAGAGGCAACGGATCGCTGGCCGGAACCATCACCGAAGCTATGGAGAAGGAGAAGGAACGTGAAATTGCTTTTCGCTATCGCCGCTGAACTCGGCGCGCTTGGCTCGATCGTGCTGTTTCTGTGCATGATCGCGCTTTGGGCTGAGATCATTCCGTCGATCCACTTTCACTGAGGGAGGTGAATATGCGGGGAATTAGTAGCTCACATCAGACATTCATCGTAATTCTCGCGGCCTTGCAGTCTGCGATTCTCGACCATGCTGCCGCGCCAGTTAATGAAAGTGCAGCCGACGATCGTCTTGATGAGGCCATGTCGGCCTTCGCGCACGACGCTAGGGTCTTTCCATGCTTACCCGGTTGCCACACACAAACGCTGAGACCTACTAGATGTTGACGAGAGACGAACGGCTGCAAGCCGTCAAATTCCAAGATGCCATCGGCGAAGTTGTCGATGTGTATCTACGCGAAGGCATGGACCCGGACCTCATTGCCGAGGTCCTGAAAGACGAGGCCGCCAGCGATCTACGCATGCGCCGCCTGGAATTGGAGGACGCGAAATGAGCAGATTTGGCATCGTCGCCACGCTCAAGCGCGGCATTCCCGTTCGGGGGGCTTTCTTGTGCCCGCTATGTGGGGGCGATGGAGAGATTGACCCCGTTGAATTCTCTGCCGCTGACCCAAACCCTCACAAGGACGTGTGTTGCGAATGCGGCGGCCAAGGATGGCTGCCAGACGATTGTGAGGATTGAATGAGCCCGCTCAAATGCCCCGGCGTTGGCCGCGACAAAGACTGCATCAGCGCGTTGCAGTTCTATTTTAGCCGTCGCGTTAGCGACGACGAAATGCGCTTTCTCCACGAAGTGATGCAGCGATCCGTCGCTTGTATGCCGCGACTCAGCGATCTGGTGCGCCGCCACGACTGTCCAGGTCATGTCGCATCTGAAGACGATCCGAAGGTTTGTGACAGGTGCGGTACGCACATTGATGAACTTCGGCCGCCCGATGGGGATGGACCATGACCACAACATCTAGGGCTGTGTGTCTAAACCGGATAAGCATGGGTCTTTCAACGCGAGCAGGGACGTACTCATTCGTTGATTTTTCGGAAAGTTGATTGAAGATCATGCACACCACCATGACCACATCCGAGATCGCCGACAAGTATATCCCGTCAGCACGCGGAGCCGTGCCGCCGACCGACAATCAGCCGCCGGCAGTCGCCATCGAAAGCGCCAAGGAAGCCCGCGAACAGATCGGGCAATGGCTGACGGACGTGCCTGTCGTCCAGACGCTCGAACAGGCCCGCAATGCGGCAACGCAAATGCGGCTCGGCAAGACGGCGCTGGACGAACTCGAAACCGAGCGCACCACGTCCCCCCTCTACAAGGCGTGGAAGGCGTTCGATGACAAGGTGAGGGCGGCCAACAAACTCTACAAGGGCGCCAGCGATCCGATCGCCGCACTGGTCAAGGAGGTTGACAAGCGGCTGTGGCGCTATCGTGAGGCCGAAAAGGAACGCCGCCGGCAAGAGGCCGCGGAAGCCCAGCGCAAGGCCGCCGAGCTGGCGCAACGCGCCCTGGACGCAGCCGCAGCACGCGATGAGGCCGTTGACGACGCATCCATGGGTGTCGAGACCGATGCCGGGGCGCTGATCGTCCAGGCCAACCAGCTCAATAGACGCGCTGCCCTTTCGGCTCATATCGCAGATGGCATGGTGCGCAATGCGGAGACAGTCAAAATCCGTGACGATTTCGGCGGCAGGGCCGTAGCCGCCCGCAATCCAGATGTACCGACCGTTACGGACGCCATCGCAGCTATTACCGCCATGGGGATGACGGGCAAGATCGAGGAAGCTATCGTTTCGTCGGCGCGGGACTTTTACCGGGCGCATCTGGAATGGCCCAAGGGTATTACTATCGTCAAGCAAAGGAGCATGGAGTCATGAATACCGTAGCAATGGAACGTGAACCGCTGGTGTCGATCAAGGGCACCGTGACGGAGAAAGTAGCGGCCGCAAGCTCGCGCCAACCAGGCAAGGTGAAACTGTCCAATGGACAATTCCTTCACGCCTTCGCCGAGAAGCTCCAGCAGATACAGCCGGGGTTGGCTTATGACTTTGGCTGTTCGCGCAGCGAGTTCAAGGGCGTCAATCAGAACACGATCCGCGCCTTCAAGCTGATTGGAGATGTAGGGCCGGCTCCCGCCAATTTCATTACGCGCGAAGAAATCGAAGCGCAGCGTCAGCCTCGTGCGGCCCAGGCTGTCCCAACCAATCTGCGGGGCGAGTATTCCGTTGTCGAGACGGCGCCCCAGCAGGCTCCCAAGGCCGCGCCGGCGGGCAATCAGTATTACCGGCCTACGGCGCCCCGCGATGCAGAGCGGATGTTTGTCTGCGCCGAACTCGGTCATTTTATTGATCGCGGCTCGATTAAGTGCGATGCTGATGAACTGGTCGAAGCCATTAATACACTGCGGTCGGCATGGCAGGCGACATTCGGAGCGGACGAGCAGTAGATTTTGTGTCACGCGGGGACAACGCGAACTGAGAGACCGGACTCGGTCAACCACGGCTTTCGACAAAGCGCCGACAGGAGAACCAAAATGCCAAACCACGTAATCAACGAAATCATCTTCCGCAATGTGGACGTGGCGAAGCAGAACGAAATGCTGATTATGATCCGAAACGGCCTTGGCGAAGTGGATTTTGAAATTCTCGTGCCGATTCCGATCAATGTGTGGCGCGGCAGCGTCGGCGCAAAACATGAAAAGGCTTTCCGACAAAACGCGCTTGATTGGGCGCGGCTGAATTGGGGGACCAAGTGGAACGCCTATGGGCAAAAGCCTATCGAGCGCACGGATGACACATTGATCCTCCGCTTTCAAACTGCGTGGGGACCACCTTACGGGTGGCTATGCGCGATCTTCAATTTCTTCAAGCTGCCTTTTGAGCACAACTGGTTCAGCGAAGGGCATGACCGTGGCGTCTGCGGCAAGTTCAACTGGTCGCGCATGGACGTTCTTGGCGATGATCCATGGAACGAAGAACCGGCCGATGAGGCCATGCACCGGCATCTGCACAAGCTGTTGTGGGGTGTCGAAGAATTTTCCGGCGAAGATGCGGCCTAGCCGCGTTGAAGACCGCGGAGTCGCAATCATGACGAAGAACGTCAGCCTGAGCGAGCAGATTGAGCAATACGAGGATGACCGCGCGCTCCTTGATCCGATCCTGAAAGAGGCTCGCCAAGACCGCGACGAGATCAAAAAGCTACGTGCAGCCCTAACCGAAATCTCAAAGCACTACGCCAACCAAGACATGAACCACGTCGATTTCCGAGTGATGGCAAAAAATCTCGCCGACGCCGCGCTGGTGACGGAGTAGGCCCTCTCGTGATACAATGGATTGAACATGCCGTAATGGTAATCCTGGTACTTGCGCTGATACGCAATCGCGCCACGTTCGCTGGAACGGCTTTATGTGGCAGGACGAAACCGGGAAAGACGCCGCCGCTTAGCGTTGTCTAGGACGTAGCACCATGAACAAGATCGAAAAAGGACTGCACCAAGCGATCGATCACGCCAAGGGAAATCCAGCCGAAGGGACGCGCGAAACGTGGTTTGACCTTGAGACTTTTAGGTGGGTCCGCAGGGTGTTCGAAAACGGAAAATGGATCGACCCTGACGCGTTAACTGGGGAACAGAGAAAATGAAAGTCTCAGATAATCTATTTTCCGATGCGATGGACGCCGCTGTGACCTCCTACTGCACGGCGCACTACCTACAGCGCGGCGACCATTCCGATCCCGAAACTTTAGCTCGGAAGCGGATTGCCGCAGCCATTCAAGCATACCTCGATGAGATTCCGCAGCCCCTGGATAACGGGGCCTCATCAGAGGGGGAGGCCGATAGCCACGGATTGCAGGACTCGGTGCCTGCCGGCCTCCCCATTTTCACTCCCTAGGACAGAGAGCCATGTCTGACGACTTCTGCTTCTATCATGGATACGAGCACATGAAATTTGATTTTGGTAATCCCGTCCCGCATTGCGCGGAGTGCCACCGGCTAGAGGCAGAGGTCATTGCGGAGTTTGAAGCCGAACATCCCGATAACATCGCACGATGCCACATGAGCCCGGAAGAATACCGGCGCCGCATGGATCAGAAGCTAGACGAGACGATGATCTCGGATTTGAAGAAATAATCCGCTCTTTCTTCTGCTCAATCACACGAGACCTAGCTAATGAACAAGATTCCCGCCCCTGGATCTGGAGCACTTGAAGGGGCAGTCGAAAATCATGAACTCGGCTCAGGGGAGCCGGCGGCTGCCCCGCGAATTTGTGCAACTTGCACGCACTACGCTTCGCTGTCTCCCGGCCGCTCTGCTATTTGCTTTGAACGATGGCGTAGTCAGGAATGGTTTGAGTCAGTTCCGCTGACGAAGCCAGACGATACGTGTGAAAGTTGGGCGTTAAAGACCGCAGAGTAGGAATCGATGAGCAGATCGGGATACATGGACGATTGCGAACAGTGGGACCTAATCCGCTGGCGCGGCCAAGTCGCAAGCGCAATTCGCGGCAAGCGCGGCCAAGCCTTCCTGCTGGAAATGTGGCGGGCAATGCAGGCCCTTCCGGCGAAGCGACTGATTTCTGGCGAGTTGCATGATGAGTACGACGGCAGCGTATGTGCGCTCGGCGCTGTCGGCAAGATGCGCGGCGTCGATATGTCGGCGCTAGACCCTGAGGACTACGAGAGCATTGCCGCAGCCTTCGGCATCCCGCATCAGCTCGCGCAAGAAATCATGTACGAGAACGATGAGTGTGACAGCGGAGATTACGTCGAAGCTCACGGGCCACCCCGACCGCGCAGTTATAATCAGAGGGTTTATGTGTTTGTGCCAACTCCCCCAGAACAACGATTCGAGCGAATGAAAAAGTGGATCGAGAGCAACCTGGTTCCGGTGGAGGACGCGGCGCTCTCTCCCACAGAGTCACGATCATGAACGGACTTCTAATTGGGATCGCTCTCAACGCTTCGGTGGTTGGCCTAAACGTTGGGATGCTTTTCGCTGGTAATAATGTCTGGTTTCATGTCTTTTTGGCCGTTCTTTGTACAGGAACGACCGCACTGACATGCTTGGCAACATCTGATCGAGTCAAAGTGCTTCTCAAAAGACCTTAACACCAATAGGAACCGTAAAATGCCCTTAGAGATGAGTCTATCTGACGATCATCCGATGATGGTCGCGTGGGAAAAATACCGCGCCACTCCAGAAGCCGCCAACTCGGACAAATGGGCGCGAACGCTCGATGTGTCCGAGCCGATGCAGGGTCAAATAATCGTCGGCCATCCGCACGTCGAGGGCGCTCTTTGGGCGGCTTTTGTTGCTGGTTACGAAGCGGCGTCGAAAACGGCGCTTCCCTCTACTTAACGGCAGGACCATGGGCGAAAACAGCAAAATCGAGTGGACGGATCACACTTGGAATCCTTGGATGGGATGCACCAAGGTCGGGGCGCCTTGTGACAATTGCTATGCCGAGGACATGATGGATCATCGGTACGGGAAGGTCCGGTGGGGCGCGGGTGAGGATCGCAAGCGGACATCGGCCGCCAATTGGAAAGAGCCGTTCAAGTGGAACCGCGTTGCCGAGGCTGAGGGTTCGCGTCCCTTCGTATTTTGCTTATCTCTCGGCGACATCTGGGACAATGAGGTCGATCCGTTGTGGCGCCGTGCTGCGTTCGACGTGATGCAGCGCACATCGAATCTAACCTACCTCCTGCTGTCCAAGCGCATCGGCAACGCCGCGAAGATGTGCGATCCCCTTTCAGGTAATCCGGCGCTTCCTACGAATGCGGCGCTGGGCGCAACATTCGGCAACCAAGAAGAATACGACCGGGACCGGATCAAGCTGAAAGACGCGGGCGAGACGCTGGGAGCCCGCTTCACATTCGCCAGCATTGAACCAATGCTTGGCCCGGTCATCTTGGATTGCAACGCGCCAGACTGGATCATCTGCGGAGGCGAGAGTGGTCGTAATGCCAGGATGATGGACCCGCAATGGGCGCGCGATCTTCGTGACGGGGCCAGACGCTTCAATCGCACATTCTTCATGAAACAGATGACCGGAAAAGCGCCGATACCGGATGACTTGCTGATACGCCAGTTTCCATCGCGTTGAAGGAGCGATAGTGACAATGAACGAAGCAAAAAGCGGCGGCAATGCTTGTCTTTGCGGGCAAATGCTTCGAGCAGGAATTTTACCCCATCCGTTGGACGTATGTGAATGTGGTGATTACCGCCGCGATCACGTTAATGGCAATGGGCAATGTAAGTTTTCAATCGGATCGCGAGGTGATGGCCACAGCGGCGCGGGATGGTGCGATGAATTTCGGCTAAGCCACAACTATGAAGTCGGCGACCATGTGCCGGCGGGATTCAAACGAGGGCCGCGTCAAAGGAGCAAAGGCACAGCAGATCGTTGACCGAGTCCGGCGTCAATCCCACGAAGGCCCCATCGTGACACAAACCTAAACCTAACAACCGAGCAATCAACATGACACCAACCGACAAACCCCAACGCCTTACCCGTCACGCATTCCCTGGCGCACTTCTCAAGCATCCCATGGACGTAGCAAAGCGCATCCACTTGCGCGAGGTATCAGATCGCAATCCGGTCTATCTGGAACTGATCCGTCAATGCCCGTGCCTCAACTGCGGACTCGATCCTGCGGGAGTCGCAGCCCACATTCGCTATCAATCGGCCGTCCACGGCAAGCGCGAGGGCATGAGCAGGAAGCCCAACGATAAATTCGCCGTCCCGCTCTGCGCATCGTGTCATACCGACGGGATCAAGGCCCAGCACAAGATCGGGGAGCGCGCCTTCTGGAGCGGCGTGGGCATCGATCCGTTGTTGCTGTGCGATAGGCTTTATCCGAAACGCGGCGACCTTCTTGCGATGCGTGCGGCAGTCTATCTCGCCATAGCGGAGCGCGAGAGTCGGGCGCAGAGTTTGCCGCGGGGATGACGGCCTCCTTTACAACGCGTCCGGCACTGACAGATAGCCGTGCTTGAGCCCGTAATTGTACGCTTCGAGGACGTGTCGGATTGCCTTCGCAGCATCGCCACAAGGCAAGCCCGATGACGGACAGATGCCGAACTCGTCGGCGCAATCTCGACAACGCGGTCCGTAGCGAGCGATGTAGCTAACGACCTCCTTAGTGACCGGGATCGGCATAGATCGCTCCTTTGCTGCTAACGGTTTTCATCGAATTCAGAATAGTCCTTAGCTTCCGGGTCCCAATTGCACTTCTCACAACGGCGCTTTCCGTTGGCGCATTTCATCATCCGCTGGCGACCACAGTTGGAGCAATCGGTGCCATCGTAGTGACCGCCCCATGCCCTACGGTATGCTTCGTCCTCTGCCCAACTGTCATCAAACACGGCCGCTCCTCTACAACGTGGTCGGTCGCGAACAAAGTTTTTGCCGTAGCTGCCAGTGGCCGCGACATTGAATATCAGTTGCTGTGTATCCGGCTTCGGTGTGGCATGGAAACTCATCTGGATTGAGCGCAGCCAACTCTTTCCGCTCGGCCTTCGATATTTTGAGCCGAAACGGACAAGTCTCGCACATTTTAACGGCCCGGCGCATTCGGCTCCCTATAAAACGAGTGGTTTATTTGGGTGCTTCGCATTGAACGCGGTGAGCACTCTTGCGATCTGTCCGGGCAACATCGTCCCGGTCGCGTCGAAGGCGTCCGGTACGAGCTTGCGAAATTCAGCCGCTTGCCACGCCTTCTTTCGCTGATAGGCACACTCGCTCACGTTCTTAATCTCCGGCCGCTTACCATCCATGAGCCACGCATCATCGTGCGGACAGCCCTCCGGCGGCTCCGGATCGCCCCAAAACGGGAAGGCGCTTGGATCACCGCAGACCGGACAGGCATAGCGCGGCATGATTTGCTATCTTTTCATTTTCCGCGGCTCACGACGTTTAGCTTTCCGTCGATCGCCTCTAGCTGCTTCTCAAATTTTTCGTCACGCTTTTCCTGTTTTGCCTCGAAGCGGTCAAACCGCCCCTGGAATTCGGTTGCGAACAATAAGAACGTCGCCTTGCTGACAAGATTATCGCGCGCCCACAGTTCAATCTCATTCTGCTTTTCGCGCACACCCCTGACAGTCTCGCCGACATCGTGCCGCGCAGAATCTGCTTCCTCGCTAATTCTCCGCTCCATGTCGAATTTGACCTGATCAATTTTGCTGTTGAGCAAGCCGATCCTGTCGTTACTCGATTGGCGAACATTGCTGATCGCCCATGTGCAACCGATCGCCGACCCGACGAGATTCAAGATCAGCATTCCCAGTCCGATGATGACTTCCCAAAGTCCGAAGCCCGCATCCTGCGGAGCCGTTGTCATCTCCTTGCGCCCCCTTGTCTGTGCTGTTTGTCACAGCGCAGTAGGGACGGCGGCTTATAATGGAACTTAGCCGTCATGGGCATCCCGGTGCTCGCGGCGGTTAGGAGGCTGACGTTGCTAACGGCTTCGCCAGCCTCCGCATTTCAAACTCTACGCGCCTTGCGGCCCACCACGCACAACCTTGAGCGAGGCCGGATCGGTTTCATTCGGTCGTGGCGGCGAGCCGCGGAGCTGTACGGTGTTGCCGCGCGCCGCATTGATTTCGGCCAGGCCGTCCTTGATGAGATTGCCCGCGCCGGTCAGCGTGCGGACGATGCGCATATTCTCGGTAAACAGCCGCTTGTTGGCAACGGTTGCCCGCTCCAGATCGGCCGCTTGCTTGGCCACGGTTTCAATCAGGATGGCGTTGGTGCGCTGCTGGGATTCCAGCCCTATTTCCAGAAGCGCACAACGGCTGCGCAGTTCGGTAATGCCGCCCTCGATCAGAGCGGCGGCATCGATCAGGTCTTGGTCGGAGTCGTCGCTCATGCTCAGTACAGCACTTCGATACGGCTGGTGCAGGCAAGCCCAGTCGTGACTTCCGCAGGACCAGTCAGGCCAGCAACACTGAGATTGAAGCCGGTATGGCCGACCGTGCAGCCGGCGCGAGCGTCCACCACAAGGCCCTGCTGCCATTGGGTCAGGAAGCCAGCACCAAGCTCAGGCTGGACCTGCCAGTCGCGGCCGGACGCCATACCGTAGTTGGCACTGACATCGCGGAACGGGGCGCCCGCGTAGATGTAGGGATGCACGTTGGTTGCGGTTACACCGCTCGGGAGCGCTGGCAGTGCGGGGAACACGGACGACAGGTTTGGCAAGAGATTGGTGACGGTCGTGATCGGGAAGCCGAACTTGACCAGCGGCTCGATTTCCCATTCGTCACTAGCCGCACAGGAAGTCGTTCCGCCAGTCGGCGTCACACACGCTGCCGAGTTGCCGAGATTGGTATAGGTCACGTCCAGTTCGGGAGCGATAAAGTTGAGGCCACCCTTAAACTGGTAGCCGACAACGAAATCGACACCAGCGCCGAGGGCCACGATGCCAGTGTTGGCGACATCGGCGCTTCCAGCGGTCGAGCTGACGCCGAGGCCGTAATAGATGCCGTTGGCCGTGTAGGGGTAGCCCGCGGCGACAGGCTGAGCCTTGACGGTGATCGGCAGGTCCGCCGCAAAGGCGCTCACGCCAAGGGCGAGCAGGGCCATCGTAGAGAGAAGCAACTTGCGCATGGGTCATCCTCAATCGGTTTGAGTTGATTCGCGACCGTAGGATACGCCATGGGACCGTTGCGTTTATGCCACACCACAGATTAAGAGTTGGGCGGAATTGAGTCAGGGAGGCAGGTTTGTGTCACGATAGGGCCTTCGTGGGATCGATGCCGGACTCGGTCAACCGCAGTTGTGCCATTTAGAAAGTTAGTGCCTCCTGCACCGCAGGCTTCGGCTTTTCGATAAACATATCCGGCTGTTTCAGGGCTTCGGATATGCGGCGGCAGGCGATGTCGAAGTATGGCTCATGAATCTCTATGCCGATGAATTTGCGGCCGAGCTTGACGGCTGCAACGCCGGTGGTGCCAGAGCCCATGAAGGGATCGAGGATGATTTGTCCGTTAACGCGCTTGATGCACCAATCCATCAATGCAACGGGTTTTTGACTCACGTGGGCTGTCTCCTCGCCCATGATGTCGCCGGTATATTCGAAACGGCGCCGGCCGATGCTATCGGGAGCATTGAATACGTAAATCCCGCAGCCCTTGTTCTGCCAAGCCATCTCAGCATCGGAAAGAAACGTGCCGTAGTGCTCGGGGTAGCGCTTTAGCCAAACAAGTGTTGTGCCAAGCGGCAGATTTTTTGCAAAATGATTCGCGCCCCACAACACAACTTCGTCGAAGACCAACCAAGGCGTCGGATCAAACTCGACATCGTCACCTTCGATTAAGCGATCAGTGCGACCTTGCCCACGCCGCAGCCCTTTCGTTCGTCCAGAAAAACGAGTGCTATCCGTGTCGTAATTCATCCCATACGGCGGATCAGTCACCACCGCATCGACCTTGCCCAGCGTCGGCAATATCTCGCGGCAGTCGCCGCAATACAGTGTCACGCCATCCGCAAGATGTTCAACTCGGCTCATCTAGAATCCCAGTGCATTGTTGACCGAGTCCGGTCTGCTTCCCACGAAGGCCCCGTCGTGACACAAAACCTGAACCTACCGCTTCACTTCAATTCCTGCTGCTTCGCCACGACCTTATCAAAGATCGGAGCCAGCTTGGTAAACAGCCTGGAGAATAGCGGCCAGTTGGCGATCAGTAGAGCATCGACCTTGCGCACGTCCGGCAGTTCCGCATTGATTGTCGCAATGTCCGCATCGTCCAGACCCTCGGATCGAAGCAAACCATCTTCGAGGAAGCCGGTCATGACCGCACCGCTTGGACTGCCTGCGCCACGGCAGGGGCAACCACCTTTTCGCTCGGTGCCGCATCGGCAATGGCAGGCGTGGTGACGATCCTCTGGACTTCGGGAATGGCAGCGGCGGAAGCGAGAACGTCTTGCGTCGTCATGACTGCCGAAGCCGAAGCAATCACGCTCTGTTTGGTCATCCCGGCCCCGGCCGCCATTGTCAGGAATGTCGAACCGATAAAGACTCCGAACGTCACCCACGCCGTAACCGCATCGATATGGGCAGCGGGGACGATGTTGGTCAGATGCACCGCACCCCCTGAAATACCGACGCCGATGGTCACGGCGAAGCTGATCCAGAAGATGATCTTCGGAGATACGTTAGGCATTGGTCATCCCCATGCTGCCGTCAATTGTTCCGCGGTTCCGTTGAACGCATTCAGGTCCGCGCCGTTCTCCAGGCCTTGCACAGTATGCGGCTTCGGACCTGCACCATCGGCGGCGTATTGAATCAGGAAATTGCTTGTCCACGGCGCGATCGGCGTGATCAGCCGGAACAGATCGCCATTGTCGGCCGGTTGCATTTTGATGTAGCGGCATTGCCACAGCCGCACGGATTTCGCCAAGTCGATCCACTTGGCCGCTTGATGGTCTATCTGCTCGCGCGGACGATTGCCGCCGTAGATCGTCATCGGCCGGCCAAGGAGTTGCGCGCCTTCTTCCAGGAAGGCGTAAGCCTGATCGCCTGTCATGTTGGATGCGCTATTGTCCTCGAAATCCAGCACCGCCATATCCTTGGAACCGAGTGCGGCGTAATTGAGGAATTCCTTGACGTTCGCCACCGGATCGTCGTGCGTCGCAAAATCGTAGGCGCCCCACAGCAATCCCGCGTCCTTGGCCGCAGCCATGCGCCGTGCGTACATCGGATCGCCATAGCCGATGCCCTGCCGCGCCTTGTGGATGACGCCGACAATTCCAGCGGCCTTGATCTCGCTGAAATTCACTGAATTGAAATGCGCCATGTCGGCGACAGTGGGGATGATGCTCATGGCGTGAGTGTTTCCTGTGTCGTTGTCTGTTTCACGATAGGGCCTTCGTGGGATTCACACCGGATGCCGGTCAACGGTCGGCTGCGGCGAAGTTCTTTCAATCGCCGCAGCGCAACGAGTAAGTCATCGCATCCATGCCGCATTTGGTGCAGACAGTCGTCCCGCCGCACTCGCGCCCTTCGTCGTCGGTCAGCGCACGCCAGCCCTGAAAGTCGTGTTCGCAGGCATCCGGCTTTGGCGTAACACGAAAGAATAAGCCTCGCGGGGCGTCGTGCTCATCCATCAGAATGTCTCTGGTCGCGCGATGCTGCGCACGAGGGACATAAAACCTTTCTGTAAATCAGTTCTTGAGATTGCGAGCCACCGCTTATCAACATTAGGCCGCTCCATTTCAAACTTTTTGCACAGATCGCCGACCTGCTCAGCGAGTGCCTTTGCGGCGTTCATATCTGCGATTTCTTCCGTCGAAAGATCACGGTAGCCTTTGATTTTTTGATGCTGATTATCCACCATTTTCATTCTTCCTTCCTTTAAGAAAGCCGTGGTTGACCGAGTCCGGTCTACTTCCCACGAAGGCCCCATCGTGACGCAAATCTGTCTACTCCTACGAATCCATCCGCAGATCATCATCGACAACCCGAACCAGAATAGAGTTCTTCGCTTCATTCGCCGAATGTCGTTTGATTGCCTGCCAGGCACGCTGCACCAATTCAACGCCCCAGAGCTGCAACTCCGCACCAACAGCGACCGCTGCTTCTCCCGGCATCACGACGGTAATTTCATCTTTCGTCCCCGGATCGAGGATCAGCACGACGCCATCGTGATCCGGGTTGATCCCCGGCATAATTCGCTGCGGATGAATGATCTTTGCCATGCCCCAAGGCTCTACCTGATTCTCTGCGGCAGAGTCAGAGCGCGGCAAGATCATAGGCAGGCCTCCTGTGGATTGCGGTTATTGGTGCGGAGGAACTGGAGGCAACGGAACTGCGGACGCCACCGGGGGCACCTTGGCCGCGTCGAGTTTCTTGTGCAGATCGGCGATCTCCTGCTGCTGATCGCGAATTTGCTTCTGCAGGGACTCGATCATCTTGCCCTGATTGGTGGCGAGCGATGCGATGGAATTGACCATCGTATCGACCTGGATGGCAGCCTCGGAGGGCGAGATTTGCTGCTGCTGCGCCTGTGCGGCACCTGAGAGAAGAACGATGCTCAGGATGATGGATGGATACTTCATGAGGTCTCCTTTGTTACTTTCCGTTATCCTTCAACAATTGCTGGCACGCGGCCGACAATTGATCGCGATGCGCGGCAAGGCATTTGAAATGCTGCGTTGATAGCGCTCGCCGGCACACGCCACCCGGCCCATAGAGCTCAGCCGAGCATGGCGCGGATAGTGGCGCCGGTGCCGGAGCACCATGCCAAGTCGGCGGGCGCGGGTCGTCATGCCAAGCAGCGAACGCTGACGTGGTTGTCAGCACCAGGACCAGAAGAACTTTCATCGTGTCGTCTCCTAGAAATTATACGTGGTCGAGCACTGGCCCGAACCTGGAGCTCCGGTAAGAATGCTGGTGAACGTTCCGGTCGTATTGTTGCCCATGCAGACCACGTGGCCGGGGCTGCTGTCGATCTGGATACCGACCCCAGACCCGATGCCCACCAGCGTGTTGCCCGTCATCGTGACATAGCCAGTCGCGATCTCGACGCCGCCACCCGAACCGCCCGCGACATTTACTCCGGTGATAGTGTTGTTTCTGCCTGCGTTCATGGAGATCGCGAAGGTGTTCCCGGATACCCACCCACCGCTGACGTTGAGCCCGATCCATTCGGCGCTGCTGTTAAAGTTGCTGTTGGTCAAGATACCGTAAGCACTACTTACGAACCCTGCCCCGAACTCATTGGCGATGAAGTTGAAGTCCCATCCCGCCTGCAGATTCGCACCTGAACCGATATGGGCACCAGGGCTGCATTTGCGGCAATAGAAGTGCTCCGGTGGCGTGCCAGAAAGTGTGTTTGTCGACAGCACGCCGGTCGTCGTCGAACCGGTCATGTCGACCTGGTCGAAGTAGTTCTCCTGAGAGGCAGTGTCGAGCTGGACTGCCGCCATGCCCACAGGGGAAACAAGCTGCCAAGTGCAGGTACCGTCCGTGGTGTTGACGCGATAGTACATGCCAGTGGGGCCACTGCCGGACGCTGACGTGCAGGCCGACAGATTCTCTATGTAGTAGTTAGCTGAGACGATGCTGACGACGGTGCAGGCGGCATAGCTGTGGCTCGCTGTCCATGTGCCGATGCTGGTTTGGCCCACTGCTGGGCCACCGCAGCTTGGCGGCCAGTTATTGTCGAAGTTAGTATTGGAAGCGAACATACTCCCGTGACTTCCGCCAGCAGTGTCCACTGTCGAGTAGTATAGATCGTTGTACGTGAGGAGCACCCAAGAGTTCTGCACCAGAACATTTGATCCGGTATTTCTTATGCCGTTGGCACCCCCCGTCACCGTGAGGTCGTTGATAATGCAGACCGAGCATTGCGAGATTGTGCTATTGTCTTGAATAATCAGGCAATCTTTCGTCGGCAGGGAGAAGCCGTAGCTGCCGAACTTCGGGTCCGACGGCGAGCCGTAGCAAGCGAAGTATCCGTTTTGGATTTGATCGTCATTGCCAGACATGGCCAGCAGCGTGTCGTCGTGGCCGCATGTCGAGAGCACGGTATCGGCGGACTGAAAAAGCAGCGTCACACCATTTAGCGTCAACGAAATAGCCACGCTGCCTGATGCGGGCCACGCGCAATAGCCACGGCCTGCGGCAGTGGGGAAAAAGACAGTACCCCCCGCGCCAGCGGCCGTGATAGCCGCGGCAATGGCGGTAGCGTTATTGGTTGTTCCGTCTGAAACCGCGCCATAAGCGCGCGCCGTCACATCCACCCAAGGGCTCGGCCCACCCACGGCCAGATTTCCAGTAACATCGATCGGGCCAGCGTTGTTATTGTAGACATCGCCGCCGCTGACCGACCATGGGGTATTGAGCGTGCAACTGATCGACGTTGTTGACGTGCAGGGACCGCTCAACTGCATTCCTGTTCCGGCAATCAACGTCACGCTCGTAACAGTCCCCGATCCGCCGCCGCCTCCGGTATTGGCCTCAATCTCCGGCGGAAACACCACGATGGCGGCATTGCCCGTTGATGCAATGGTTGCCAGCACACGACCGATGACCTGACGAGCACTTGGGTAGGTCGCACCGGCATCCGTGCAATCACCCGCCACCGATCCGCTGTTCTGCACATAATCGCCCGCCGTCGTCCCGCCATCAAACACGCATGTCGCTTGACCGCTCACGGCGATCTGTGCATTGCCCGTCGTGCCTGCTCCACCAATCACGACGCCAACAATACCGCCCGTATCGGTCGTCGCGGAAATCAATGCAGTGCTGGGAGCACCGCTGAGCTTAGCGAGCTTATTAACCGTAGTGCCCGTACTGCTCGCATTGGCAATCTCAGAGAGAGCGGCATGACTGGTCAGATCGAAGGACTCGCTGGATGAAACAATCGTCCCATTATCCGAAAGCGCACTGACGGCGATGACGCTGGTCCCGGCCCCTTTGTATATCGCACCTGCCGTAAGGGTCGCGAGCCCTGTGCCGCCATTGGTAACGACGTTGATGCCGGTCACAGTGCTCGTGGTCAGAGCGATGGTGAATCCGGCCCCGGTTGCACCGCCAGTCAACGTTCCCGTGCTGGTGATGTTGCCCTGAACAGCGGTCGGGAGTGTTGTTGAAAATGACGCAACGCCCGAGCCATTGGTTATCAGCGTCTGATTATTTCCCGTGGTGATTTCCGCAACTGTCGCGCCTGATGTGCTTTGAGCCAGCAGCGCATTGGCCGAACCCGACACGACCGTTGTCGTGCCAACCGTGATGCTGGTCGCGGCCGACGACGGAGCGCATGTCGAGCCGAGCGTGCAAGCCGTCCCGTTCACCGTGACCGTGCTGCTGACCTCCCCGAGCACGCCTGCGTTATCGAGGATGACATGCCCCGCGCCAGAGCCACCCAGAATCGTCGTGGCGCTGCCGCCACTGACGGTTACGGCGGTCGCCGAACTCGAAATCGTACAGGATGCACCGAGCACGCAAGCCGTGCCATTCACCGTGACGGACGGATTGACAAGATCGGCGTTGGTCACAAGCCCGGTGGCCGTGAGCGATCCTGTAATTGTTGGCCCAGCAATCGTCGGACTCGTTGAAAGAACGACCGATCCGGCCGTCCCCGTCGTCGGATATTGCCCGATCACGGCCCCATTCTGGTAGAGGATACGCCCTGCCGTGCCATTGAGGACGACAGTTGATCCGACAGAGATCGACGAACCGGCAGGCGACGACAAGATGACCTGATAGTTCGATCCATCCGAAATAATCTGCGCCGCCTGTCCGGGCAATAAGGTCAATGTCGCCGCGCCATTGATCGCAGCGGCAGCCGTCAATGACGCGCCGGATGATGTCGTGGCCTGACTGGTGACATACACGCCAGCGCCGCCCGGCGTCCCGGAACTCTGACTGACGATGGTT